CCAGAATATATTGGTGGGTCTAAAACCCCTGTAAGTCTTGGACAGTAATTTGTAGATAGCTCTGTGATTACGCCTTCTTTACTGCTACCCCTAGTTTCTATATGTATTACATTACCACCATAGCCATATAAAAACCATTTGCTTTGCGGGCAAGAAAATAAACCATCACAAGAAGTTACTGGAGCATCTTCATCTATATCTGGGGCTATTACAACATTTCCAGCCACATCAATATCAAAAACACCCGCTAATTTATATGTAAAGCTATAATATAGATGTCCAAAAGATGCTAGAGCTTGGCTAGCCAGCCTTTCACAAGTATCATAACTATTTATAAACCCATTAACAATTGCTACAGTTCTATATTTATATTCATCATCTCTTTCCTCACCAGTTAAAGATGTTTTTTCATAATTAATATAGCCATCTTCTGTATTAGCCCCGTAAATAACTATTCTGTTGCGTAATCTATAATTATCGAAACCCCTTTCAACAGAAATGATATCTTTTCCTGTAATTTCTATTGTAGTTAATACCCCTTTAACCAACGATGCCCAGCCTTTTTGACTTAAGAATACTAATGTTTGACCTTGATAGAAATACGCATGCCAAGCAGACTGCTTTAGCAAATCCATTATGATATCATAAATAGAACACCTGCCAAATTCTGTTCCAGCCGCAATAGTCCCACCATCATCTTCGGTATAAAAAGCGTAAGCAAAGCCATATTTTTTCAAAAAATGCTCCGCAACTGCTTTTGCTGTTGTTATAGTTTCTACGGTATATATTTCCGCTTCAAAAGCTTCTTGTAATCTTACAGAAGTATCCCTTCCCGATATCATTCCAACCCCAGTATCATTTAAATCAACAGTATAAATTTGTAGATGGTTATGTCTATCACCTTCTACTAATATTATTTCTGTGTCAAGTTGAAGTAGGTGGGAAATGCCTCTCCAGCTAACCTCTATATTTATATCACCAATCATGGTGCATAAATCACGAGAAGCCTTATATGAAATTACATGATGGGTAATATCAACCCCACCACAAATAATAGAAAATTCATATTCCATTTATAATCTTAACTCTACATTTGTTGTATAACCAGAGGATTGTGAATATTCATGCGAAACACTAAAAATACCCCAACTACTGCTAACGCCGAACTGCGGAAAAACGGCTGTAGCGTCTTTATGCGGATAAAGCCTATAATCACCTAAACAAGTTAAATTCATAGTATATGTATTCTTATTTAATAATGCTAAGTTATAATTTGCTGTCATTTGCGCTATACTTTCAGAGCAAATCAAGTCGCTGACGAAAACAACCGTTCTATCACCACTACCAGCAGAAGCACTAATATCATTTATGCCATAAACTACAACCCTATCTCTTTTATCTCTATCATTCATACCCCAAGAAACATCCATGCTATTGTCATTATCAAGTGTAACACCCGATGGCGCACCGCCATAGTGGTTATCACCAAAAAATATCCCAGACGGTGTATTATAAAGTTTAAATGCCAATAATTTAGCAATTTCATCACATTTATCTGCCACAGTTGTTAAATTAATCTCTACTGGTGTTCCATTAACACCTAGTAAGAAATAAGTATTAGACGCTGAACAGGCTAATCCAGCCATGCGTAATAATTCCACTACTAGGTCTTCTGCATAAATATTTTCGTATTTAAGTGGTTCATCTTGTCTTGGAGTGGCTATAAAATAATCTACGGCGTCAGATAAATGACTTTGCGCTTCCACAGAGTGGGTATTTTGGGGAACTTCTTTAGTTATTTTTTTAACAACCCCAGAAAAAACAGTTCCAAAATTCCCCTCGTCATACCCCATAGAGATATTTATATAAGAACCCAAGTTTAAATTGGTTTCTGTGCATCTTAATATCGCAGAATGAACCATAGAAGCATGACTCGCTTCTATTGAACAACTTAGAATATCTGATGACTTAGTTGCAGTTGCTGATATTTTAGGGTGTGTCATGCTGTTGCTTTATATAACTCCAAATCTACTGTAAATATTGGTGCATCACAATCTAAATCGGGTCTGATTGTTTGGGAGATAGAATAAACCCGTGTAAAGGACATATTTGCTATGTAATATGAGCCGTAAATTTTTCCATAACCGCGTAATGTATGCGAAGAACCTGTTTCTGCTAAATCTTCTAATGCCTCTTTATCTGTAAATCCAATAACTTTTCCAGTTATATTTATTATAGGATAAGTATAACCAAATACTTGATGAACTGTGCCACCTTCTACTGGTTGCAATCTTACAACATTTTGTGCTTTAGTATCTTTTATATCTTCTACGTAAATTCTAATATCACCTAAAATCCACATAATTCACCTTATAGAAGTGTCTGAAGATTTGTATTACCAGAGGTATACGTAGACAAATCTTGTTTTAAGTATCGTTTTACAACGTTTGCCATTTGTCTACCATCCACAACTAATTGTGTTGTGCTTGTTAGACTTAGATTAAGCGTTGATTTTCCATCTGGAATATTAGAAGAAGGTGGCAATGGTGGCGTAGTTCCTCGTACATCTGGGACTGGTGCTGTACTAAAATTTATCCTACTAAGCAAGTCAAATAACGCATTTAGGGATAGAAACATATTTCCCATCTTTGAAGCCAGTTCTTCTTTGGTTGCGGCACTTGTAAAATATTTTAGTAAGCCCTCAATAGCAGTTCCTTCTTCTTTAGAAGCACCCATTTTTCCGCCTTGTGCATACACATCATAATATGGATTAGATTTACTATAATAAGTTATCATGTCCGATTTTTGATTAGTAGTTGGAGTTTCCAAAGCATTTTTTAACGCCTGATTAACTATTTGTTCTGTTTCTGGAATTGTTGGCACTACTGCCGAAGCAATTTGCTCAACGGCGGCTTGCTTTTTAATGGGTTCTTCTAATAGTGGTGGTAATTGCTTATTTGCTTCCTCTTCAGAAGTTATTGTCTTTTTCCACAACTCTGCGGCTTGCGATGGAATCCAGAACGTAGCATCTGATGGTAGATTATAAATACCAGTTAATTCTTTAGTATTTTTATCAATATTGCCCAACAAATACTGAACGACTTTCCAATCTTTTTCCATAGGATTTAAAATGCCGTTCTGGAAGATTGGGATTAGTTCTGTATAATCTGGGTCATAGCCTACAGACATCAATCTATTAAGCATTTCCTCGTATCCAGCAGTTTGATTAAAGAACTCTTGCGAAGTCATATCAAATGTCTGGAATCCAAGATTGCTTTCTGTAACACCCTGAATAATACCTTCTTTAGCCCCCTCTGCTACCGCTTCTTGTAAGTATTTAGGGTCTAAATTATAGATATTACTAGAATAACCAGAAAGCATTTTTACTAGAAATGGCTCAAAGGATTTTTGTTTAGCCGCATATTCTTCCGCTGTAAAACCTGCGGCTGAATATTCTGCCCCTTGCATTGCCAAAGCTTTTTCTAAGAAAGGTCTAATATCAAATGTTTCATATTTAGTGAAATCAACAATTTCTGGTAAGTTTTTCCTAGCCAGAATTGACATATTCAATTCTTCTGTATATTGACTAGCTTCTGCAACTAATCTATTATACTCAGCTAATGCTGTATTATATTCTGTAGTATTATTAGTAGAAGTTCTTAGAATATTATAATTTTTGGCTATCTCTGAATTAATAGAAGTTAGATAGTTAAGCTCCTCAGCATTAGCGTAAGTAGCTATTCTAATAATATCATCTAAAACTTGCTCTTTAGTTTGACCAGTATCCTGACCATATTTTTGACCAAATCCAGCGTAATATTGTTGTCCTAAAACTTCCGAACTTTTCAAATTTTCTGCATAAGTTTTGTAAACAGTTGGGGTAATCTCTCTAGTCAAAAGTTCCCGCATAATTTTTTGTCTATAAGATTCTATTAAACCCTCTGGCATAGTAGTCTGCTTCATCAATTCTGTAAAAGGTCTATTTTCAAGTCGAATTCTTTCTACTTTTTGGGCTTCTGTTAGTTTTATAAATTCGTCTTTTGCTTCGCGGGTGGCTAAGGCTAGGGCGACTTGCTCTCTGGTTAGCCCGACTGTCTCTGCTCCAACTAAGTTTCTTCCAAAATCTCCAATAGTTACCCAATTTTCTACTGTTCTGGAAATCCATTTTACTAACTTACCACCATCTATTTGTCCAGCATAAACGCCCTTTTGGGCAAATTCTTTTCTAGCGTCTTTGGCGACTTCTTCTGGAGTTTTATCCTTGTTAGATTCTGTTACACCCCCAAAGAATCTGCTCCACTCTTCTTTATATAAAACAGTATTATTTAAAAATGCCTCAGAAATAGAAGCACCAACAGCCGCACCCATGGGGGCAAGCATTGGATTAATCGCCGCAGCAATACCAGCACCAATTAGTGTCCCAGTTGTTTGCGTTGTGGCTTTTATTGCCTTTTCTCTCCCAGTTAATTCCTCATCCCCGAAAGTGGAAGAAAGATTTGAAGCCAGTATAACACCAGTTCCAATAGCCCCCATTGCCCCATAAGTTCCAAATTTAGAGCCAAAATTTCCAGCCGCTTTACTTATAGCCTCTGGAGTTTGATATTTTCTTCCAGCCATTGATGAATTACTTAAAATCCATTCAGCGGCAGAAGTACCAAAAGATGATGCACCAGATAGGAATTTATTTCCAAATGCTGGGGCTTTATTTTTATAGTATGCGCCAACTCCTGTCGCTATGCCAACCATAGCTAACATCGGCGCTGATTTTCCAATAGAGCCTGTAATTTTATCTATAACTTTTACTAAACTAGTGGCAACATTTAGAACGCTGGTAAACATATCTAGAATACCACCTTTAGTACCTAGAGTTTGTGCTAGGGAAGAAAAAGCATTGGCTAGTCTAGTAGAAGCGGTAGCTACTGTATCTAATTGCTCTTGCAAAGCCATCATAGCAGAGCCACTTGAGTCGGCAGATTCTTTGGAAACTTGAGAAATTCTACCAAAGTTTTCAATAAATGTTTGAACAATGGCTTGTCTACGAGTACCGCCACCGATAGCCAATGTAATCTTATTAAATTCTGTATCGCTTAAAATACCAGCCTGTCTCAGATTAGCGATTTCTCCATAAACATCCATAAAGCTTCTGGCTTCACCAGAAACATCTTGAATGGCAATACCAAGTGATTGTAATTGTCTAGCGGCTTTATCTGATTGGAAACCAGAAACCAAAGCTCTAGCCATATTACCGATTTCTTTACCAGACACATCACCAGTAGCTTCTGATAGGACTGCAATAACACCATTTAGCTCATAAATGGATAAACCAGCCGCACCAGCCGCATCCGATACAATGGAAAAAGAGGTAGCCAAAGTTTCGAGAGAAACATTAGCAATTCTAGTAGTTTTTACCCAAGAATCTAGTAACATTTGCCCATTTTCAAGGGCATTAGCACTACCACCAAGTCTTTCTAATTCTTTAGATGACTGCTTTAAAGCCGCAGATAAAATATCAATGGCTTCTGCTTGGTCTAGTGCAGATAGTTTAGATAGAATTAAAGAATCACTTAATAGTTTACCAGCAGTAGCAAATCTTTCTTCATTAGAAGCCGCACCACCAGCGGCTCTATAGGCTAAGGCATAAGCATCAATAACGCCGCCAACTGCTTCACCAGTTTGATTAGCAATATCGTATGAGGCTTTAAAAACTTCATTAACACTTTTTTGTGCATCGCCCAAAGCAATAGCAACATCGGCTAATTTTGTTTGATTTGTTATCGCTTCATTAGCCATTTCTCCCAATTTTTGCATTGGGATTAAAATTAACGAAATAGCAATAGACCATTTCATAAATTCTAGGGCATCTTTTGCAACGGCATCGCCAAATGGTTGGAATCTTCTTTGGGTTCTATCAATGATTTCACCAAAACTACCAACTGTTACAGACAGTTGATTAAGAGCGCCCATAGAGTCTATGGCTTTAAATTTTATATCTGTTAAGCCTTTACCATATTTAACAATTCTATCAAGGTCAAATTCTGTAAAGCCCATTTCCCCAGCTATCTTCATTACCTTATCACGGGTAGTTGCCCCACCGGGTAGCATACCTAGTGCGGCTGGATTTACTGGGATTTTCTTTTTACCAGCAGGTTGATTTAGTGGGTCAAACGGGTCTGGTTGTTGTGGTGGCGGAGGGGGTGGAGGGGGAGGGGGAGGGAAAGGCGGGGGTGGTGCTTGTCCGCCACCACCCTGACCCCAATTAATTCCTTGTCCCCCACTAACTATGTGTAATTGATTAATGAGGTCTTGAAGTCTGGCATTTCTAATAACTCCGCCCTGAGGAGATTTAACTTGCGCCCAAACTTGCTGATATGCAACCTGTAAGTCTGCTATAACCCGTTGTTTAATGGCTTCAGCAATTTTTACATCAATTTGCTGAAGGGCTTTTTCGACCATACCATTAATATCAAGTCTTTGCCGAATTATTTGACCACCACTACCTTTAATCATCGGTGCATCGGTAGTTAATAGCCCCGCTTTAATTCTCTTCGCTATTTCAGCGACATAGGCAGGGTCTTGTACAACTTGGGCAATTTGTGCCAGTACAAGTTGTCGTATATCTTCATCTTTTAAATATGATTTAATATAATCTTTAAGTTGAGCCATTAATCCTCTAATTCAGATTCATCAACGATGATTCCATCTGTGGCATTTGTTTTGAAAACTCTTCCTAACCACCTTTCCATTTCTTCGGCAGAACCGTCCCAAATAATATTTTCTGGGGGTCTTTTGTCTGCTGGCAATTCATTCAAATTATCTAGTTGTTGTCTTTTTCGGATTACATAAGAAAGTGTATATGGGACATCCTCAAGACAAGTAATTGTTTTATCTAACGGCACTCCAAGCGATTTTGCAACCGCCCATAAAGAAGCAATGGCATTGGAACGTGCTATTTTTTTAGTTCATCGGTATTTATTTCAACTTCTCGATAAAGGTCTACAAATTGTTTTTTATAGAACTCAGGTAGATTTTCAAAGTCTTCGAAATTTTGAAATAAATGTTCTGTTAAATTCTCATCTAGATAACATGCGTAGAAAACGCACATTTCACGAAATGATTTAATCATTTCATTTTCGCAAGCACTAGCGATGACTAATTTTTCATATTCTTTTACTAGTTCATCTTTTGTCTTTGATTTTAATTCTTTTTCTATTTTTTCTAGTTGCTCTTCGATATATTTTTTGAGGTCATCATTTCTTTTCTGCGCCCAACCATCCACCTCAGATTGGAATTTTTCCATTAGTTCTAAATCAGCGTCTGAATTTGGCTCTACTGGATAAGGCGTTTGGACTACTTCTAAAGCCTGTCTTGTAACATAGGTTGCAGAAGCTACCAAAATTAACTGAATAATATTATCTTCTGGAATATCTGACATATCAGATAGGTATATCAGTCTAGCATAACTATCATCTTCTTTAAACGCTTTGCGTAACTCGGCAGATTTACGCAGAGCATAGACACGGGCTTTGTTTAAGTCCGCATCACCAACCACTCTAATCCAAACAGAGAGTTTATCTTCTCCATTTATTCCTTCTATATCATAGCGTTTTTTCCATACAAACAACTTAGATATATTGACATCATTCTTATCAACACTTTGCATTTTGATTCTCCTATCCAAATCCTGAAATAAAAAGGGAGTATTAAATAGAGTATTGACTCTATCTAATACTCCCTTGCTTGCTTAAACCTTATCTATTTTATAATAGATTATTTAATTTTAAGGCATTGCACCACTATAAACTACCAAGTGTCCTGTGTTAGAACGATAATTGATAGCCCATTGTGCTTGACCATTTACGTTTACTGCATAACCATCACCAACCATTGAAATATCATCAAGATATACGGTTTTCAACACTACTGTTGCATCGCAGGGGTCTTTTAGTTCTACTTTCAATGATAGTGCAGTTGTAGTACAGTCTTCGCCCGGACTCCATTCAGCACCAGAGCCTAATACACCATAAGTAAACAGGCTGATTAAATCTGTGTCAGTATCAAGAACTGTGATAGTACCTTCAACTTGTGGAACTTGTGATTGATAGCCCACAATCTTTTCTGGATTACCCATTTCATTGATAACCTGCGGATTTAAGTTACCAGTAATACTTACTGATTGAACTCTAGCAATGGAATTGGCTGAAATAGTGATATAGACATCTTTACCACGAATTGCGGCTGGAACGTCTGTATCAGAAACATCTGTCCATGCCCCATCAGCGTCTGAATGGTAGCATACAATAACTTGTGAAGCAACTGCATCACCAGTAGTCAGGGTAGTACCTACAATACGATACTCACCTGTGCTAGGTGCGGTAGTAACTTCATCCAAGTATTCCCCATCTGCAATTACAGAAAGGGCGTAATCACCATTCTTTAGTTGAATTGGGGTTTTTGATAATGTATGTGAAGTGCCTGTACTTGACAGAACATCGCATACTACATCGTATTTAAGCCATCTTCGTTTAGAGCCAACTGCGGAATAATCTTCTGTTGATTCACCATCCACAGAATAATTAAAGTTTACATCACGAATCTGCAAACGTCTAGCATGTGCAGATTTAGCGTAAACTGCTAGGTTGTGGTCTTTTACATAAAAGATGGCATCTACTTCACCAAGTAGCCCGATGTCTACACCCGCAGATGGATAAGCAGTCCAGTCTGTGCCTGTTAATACAGACCAGATTTTTACACCCACATCAAAAGCAGAGAAAGTTAAAGTTACATTTGGTACTTCTTTAATATCCCCTGTATGTGAGGCTGAACCGATTTCATCCATTGTGGTTGCTGGGTTGTCAGTATTAAGTGCTAAGCTTTGAACACGTGCAATTTTAAGCTTATTCTTTGCCCCGACAAGAAACATCTGCAACTGTTTTGAAGGAATTGATAATCTCTTTGCCATTTATATTTACCCTCAATCTAAAGAGTTTAGTAATGCAACAAAAGTTACATTAGCCCGATAATACATTTTTTCCGTAAGTTCAGCCAGTATTTTAATATTCTGGAGTCGTCTTTCTAAAACATCAAAACTGTCTATTACGGAAGGGTTAGTGAAACCCTCATCAAAATCATACACCATAATTGCTTCATCAAGAGCATTAAGAATACGATAAGAGTATTCATCTCTCTGAGCTTTGTCTTTTGCAAATACGTCTATGGAGTACGTTCTATACTTTAAAGGAGTTCGATTGCCCAATTCAGAACCCTGTATAGTTGTAGTAACTGATTCAACAGAAATTGAAGGAACTGTTAAATCTTCTAGTGGAAAAGCATCTACGATTTTAATAAATGGTGCGTCTGCAAATAAAGCTTCCAACCATTTGTAGATACTTAAATCTTCTTTTGTTTCTTTATACATCCTAGATACCTCTGATTAGTCTAGGTGTTCTAATTCTAACACCACCGCCTAATGAAACCCTACTTGGGATATTTTCAGCATCTTCTACCATATCTCTTGCTAAACGCTCTACTCTATTTATATCAACTAAAGCATCTTTACCCATCTGCTCTAAATTACGCATAATCATATCAAAATTTCTTTGAACCATTCTTTCTTGGGCTTCCTGAATTGTAGACATTAGTTGATTTATAGCAGAAATAAGTCGTCTCACTTGCTGGGTCATATTATTGAGAAGGCGAATCAAATCTTTCTGAGCATTATTAACTTCTGTATATACTTGCTTAAAGAACTGTGAATAAATACCCCTGATTTTATTTTGTGCTTTCAAAACAAAATGGGTTGGGGCGGCTTGTGGATAAGCTACCCCACCTCTATCAGAAACTAAAGCACGAGTGCCATAATTTATAATAGACCAGAATGGAGCAAGACTATCACTAGCCTCAAGTCTTAAATTCATTGTTGCCCAATAAATTTCTTCAAGTTCTTCTTTTGAGTGTTCTTTTCTTTCTTTGCCCTTTTTCTTGCTTTTGCCTTTACCCTTGCCTTTACCACCACCTTCATCAGAAGTTTGTTTTTTAGGCGGTTCAGCACCTTCTCTGGCTACTCGGTATAAGAAATTTTCCCAAAACCAAGATGCCATACCCGGTTCTAATTTACCAAATCCACCAGCCTCTCTTACAGCGGAGATAGCATTGCCATAATCTTCAAGATTTCCAGCAGTTTCATTAAGATTAATATTAACTGTAACTTTACCAGTCCCATAGACAGGTCTTAGTTGAATGGTGTTCTCATTCATAACAGCCCTATATAATCTTTCCACCGCATTTTCGAAATCAAATTCCTGATTTACTTGCAAGGCTATATTTAGTTGAGTCCATAGAATATCATTGGCTTCCCCATAAGTTTTACCTAATGCAGAGGTTTCTGCTAAATCTGCTAAGTCAAGATTACGAACATCATCTCTAGCAGACTGAACAGTATCTAATAAATCTTCTGCTTCCCCTAGTGCGCTGTATAATTCACGTTCAGCATCTCTTGCGGAAACTATAGCCGAGCGTTTTTGTAGGGTTCTAAAAAATTTCAAAGTTGCTTGTATCTCTAAAATTCTATATCTATAATCCTCAATATGTCGGTAATATGTTTCCACTCTCATATTAGTTACTCTATTTTACCCTCAAAATCCGTTCCAAAAATTGCACGTAAAATACTTCTAGTATATTCATTCATATTGTCTAAAATAATTTTACGAACTTTATGAAACTCCTCTGAATTTTTAGGTATAACTGTTTCTATATCTTGTAAAATAATTGCTTGGTAAGACCGTGATTTTCTATCCACCAGTTTTACTATATCAATTATATCAAGACCTTCGATAATCTTACTATTTTCTTTCTCTTTTTCATCCATTCCAACCTCTTAAGTTTCTTCATCACATAGAATGATTATTCTATTCAGTTGTTGAAACCCACGTTTAGTTTTATTTTTAATTCTATATAAAACATCATCTACTAGAACACGTTTAGCGGTATCTGCCAAAGTCCAGTTTTCATCTGTGTATTTTATTTGAAGTCTGACATCGCCATCTTCAATTTGACCGCCTGTTACCCATATCAAATTATCCATTGGATAATGAGTTATGTGGGCTAAAACATTCGTTCCAGAAAGAGTTGTAATATAGCCCTCACCGCTACAAGATAGACAAAATGGATTTGTACTTGTATCAGTAATGGGATTAATACCACATGCGCTACATACTGTTTTATATTCTGTATAAAAGACTACTTCCCTTCCAATCCCAGAACGGATAGCGTCTATAATTTCTGTTGTATTGCTAGGGAAGGTTATTTCCATTTATAATCTCGATAAAAGGGAATCCCATTGTTCAGCCATAAACTTCCAAGAAAATTCTCGTGAAGTAAATTTTTTCATTCCCAGTTCAGCAAGTTCTGTTCGTCTGGCTTTATCAGTATAGGCAATTTCCATAGCGTTTGCTAAATCTTCCGGCGTAACTAATTTACCAGTAGTTGAAATCCCATCCTGAGAAAATGGTATATTGGCTGGAACTAAGATTCCGCAATCTTTATATAAATCTGTTAATGCTGAGTGGTCAGGTACAATTTGTAAAGCACCTGTAGCGGCGTGTTCGGCTGAGCATAGTCCAAAGCCTTCACCTAAACCACTATTGATACCCACATCACACGCATTATAAATAAGATTAAGTCTATCAAAAGGTACTGCTTGAATACCGTGTTGAACAGACGTGATAATTAGTTTTTCTTCTATTTTAGTAATGTTTGCTAGTCTAATAACATCAATTCCAGAATCTACTGTACCAGAATGTAAGTATAGTCTGGCATCTGGTTTATCTTTAGCAAATAAAGAAAAAGCCCGCATTGTAATATCAAGGCGTTTTCTAGGTTGATTTCTATTAGCATTTAAGAAAATAAAAGCGTTGTGTAAATCTTCTTTTTTAGAGAACAGGAATTTTTTAGCATCTGTTCTAGTCTTGAAAGATTTAAAGAATGTTTTTGTATCTACGCCATGACCTATAACATCAAACTTAAAATCTGGTTTTGCTTTTTCAGCAACCCGTTTTCCAAAATCATTGTAGACCACTGCTTTTGTAACCATCCCCAAGTTCTTATACCAAGCAGGGTCATGGTCAGCCGCATCTGCCGGGAAGTAGATAACAATTTTAGGAAAATTGCTTCTATAAACATCTTTAATTACTTCAAGCATCTGATTAATTACCCAGATGTCATTAAGCAAAAATAAAATTTCTGGCTTTTCACGACTAACTATTTCAGATAGCCTGCTGAAACCATAAATATCTCCGGGATGTTTACTGCCAGCAGGATAAATTTTATATGGTAAATCGTGGGGGTCGCCGTAATAATTAATCCCAAGACACACAAAATCATATTTATCTTTTGGCATTTCTGCTAACAAAAATCTAACTACATTACCCCAACCAGTTGGAACAGATGGACTATCTGCCCAAATTAAAACCTTTTTCTTCATAATCCTCTCCTTGATTAATACCGAGTTTTTCTCTCAAATTCATTTCCTTTATATCCGGGAAGTGAACCCTTTTTACCTGTCGCTAATCTTTTTGATGGCGGTTTTATAATACTGTTAAGTTCATCCCATAATCTTTTTACGGTTTCACTTCTTTGTTTTCCGCCTTCAATATTGCTGTAACTAACTTCAAAATCTTTCCAACTTCCAAAAGTCCAAGCACTATTTTCAAGCGAACCTTCTAGCGTATAAATAGCCGCCATAAGTATTATAATATTTTCATCCCCCTTTTCAATTACACCATCCTCTTCTGGAAATAGAAAATTAGTATAATTAGGGTTTCTGGCTACATCAAAATTATCATCAATTAGATACTTATAATTCCAAAATCTTTGCAGACTTTGAACGGCTAATTGAAGTGCTTTTAAAAGCCATTCATCTAAATATCTATATGCCGTAGAATTAGTATCCCCAATTCTAAGCCTCAAATAGGTAATTAGATAATCTAAAGTTGTATGAGTTACAGAATCGGGAAAAACACTCATTTATTCCTCTGAGGTAGCAAAGCCTTGTAGTTCACTAATCTTGGCTTCAATATTTTTAATAAAGCTTTCTGATTTTTCTTCTGTCTTTGCAATAGTAAGTAATCTAATTAAAATTGCTTCTGAAGTTATTTTGTTAAGATAAGATTTCTTAAATTCCATCCACGGCTTTTTCAAAATGGCTTGCAAATCTTCATCCGAAGCATCGGCTAGAAATTCTGGTGTAATCTCATCGTAATTTTCTGGTCTAACAAACTCAACAACGTAACCAGTTTCCAAATGCTTTCTATTCATACGTCTAAAATACGCATCTTCTACTGCGTTCCAAGTATCTACTGTCGCAGAAAAAGAATTATTATCTTTCCCTTCCAGCAAGATTGCGTTGGGTGTATTTGTCAATGAATTGAAAGTATAAACTGCTACCTTCCCAAGAATCGTTTTCTTATAAGACTTGTAAGGTTTGTTGGTTTGTATATTGTCGTAAGTTGTATTCATGTATTCCACTCCTCATTCCTTCAAAATTGTAGGGGGAAGTTTCCTTCCCCCCACATCCTAGAAACTTTTAGCTAAGCCCACCAATTACGTAAAGACCCATTGCATTATCAATTAGGAAACCAAATTGAGTATATAGTGAGTAATTCCATTCTGGGGGTACAGGGCGCATATCAGTAAATTGCTGGTCATTTACGCCACCGTAAGTAATAAATTCACCAACATTTTCACCAATAACGAGAACTTTATCCTCTGGGATTTGCTTGTTATAGGTATCAGGATAATCGTAAGATTGTTTTGCAACAATAATAGGAATACCTTGATATGAGCCAAGCCAGCCAGTATTGAAGATTTCGTTGGCAGTTTGTTCACGAAGTGAGTAAACTGCTGTGGGTGATACATCCCATTGAGCAAAAGTAGTGATAGGTTGTAGTGCAACACGTGAACCTACGATGGCTTTCGCACCGGGTGTAGTTTGGTTGATTTGATTGATAGCCGCATCAAGGGCTGTCCTGGTGATATTTCCACCAACTGCTGTGTAATTAGATGGGGTGTTAGCCGCAGTCCAGATTGTAGTCAGGGCTGTGAAAACTTTATTAACCATGTAATCACGAAGTTTCATCCGCATTTCATTGGCGATTGAATCAATAGTTCCAAGTTCGCCAGATTCAAGTTCCATAACGTTAGCGTTTACACTAACTATCGCAGTATCAAGAATGTAATTCAAGCGTTCTGCGATTGTGATTTCGCTACGTAACGGAATAGAACCCATCACATGCGACCAAACTTTAATGCCCTTGCGGACTTTCTTTTGCAGAATGTCCCCAACGTTCAAAGCACGGTAATTCAAAAGCATACCCATCCAATCATCAATTATATGACCGGGTTCGATATACTCTGTAATCATCTCGGCTAGAGCATCACGTTTGGTATTATCTTTCATCAGTTCTGCAACTGATTCCTGAAGTTTTGTTTTTTCCATTTTGTATTAAATCTCCAAAGCGTAAAATAACCTTTTCTTTAATCCTTCGCTTATTTTATATTCTACTGCTAGAATACATCAATAGTCAAGTCATAGGTTGAAGTATCGAAATAACGAACTGTACCGATGACTCTTTCATCCATAGTTGCTTGGTATTTTGGTTTACCGGCATCTGTGGTATCTTCTGCTGTGTTAGCTACAATCACAGGTGAACCCGGATTTCGCAGGTTGGCATCGTAAATATATTGACCACTTGGGATAGTGTAAGTACCTTCGCCGAAAGCAAGGGCAGGAACACCACTTGGGATAGTCATGCTATTCTTATAGCCGGGATAAACTGTATGAACAGTTGCTGAGAAAGGCGTATTTGTAGCTTGGTCAAATCCACCATTACGCAATGCCCAATCATAGTGGGGTACTGGAACGTAAAAAGGTGGTTTTTGTGAGGTTACTTCAAAAGTAATCACATATTTAGCCCGTTTAGCTTCTTCTGCTGTTGCGGGAACTCGAAAACCGGGTAAGTCTGCAAGTGAGCCAAAGTCATTGGTTACAGAGTTTGCTACCAGTAAACCAAAGCGACCTTCTACTACTTCATCGGCAGTAACTACACCCTTTACATTTTCAAAACGATTGATTTCCATTGTTAAATTTTTACTCCTTGTTGCTTCTGGCTCTTAAGTGCTTGCGCCAGTTTCTTTGGATTTTTCAGAGTTACATCAGTTTCCAAATTAGGGATTTTTGAAGTCCCCTGAGTTTGACTTGCGGAAGCACCTGCAAAAGAAACTAGTTCCTGAACCATAAAATCTAAGGCTGAATCTTCTAAGCCCAAAAGCATATCTTTATTGGCTTCGAAATATTCTGCGTCTTTGACAATATTATGAGCCGCAAACTTTTCTTTTATAGCGTCCAGTTTAACTAGTTTATCTGCTTCGACTTCTAAGTTGGCTTTGAAAGTTCTTAGTTCTTCCAATTCTGTTTGTGAAGCAGAAAGCTCTGTAATCTTAGTTTCTTTATCGGCTAATTGGGCTTCTTTCTCTGCAAGTAACGAATCTTTTTCAGCCAACAGAGTTTCTAGTTCTTTTATTTTTTGTTCTAAATCCATGTTGTTTTCCTCTTCTTCTTTCGAGGCAAACGCAAATATTGGAGTTCTGCCGCTATAGGCTGGATTATTGACTATTGCCGCACCATTAAAGGAAACATCTCTCAAATTTTGTACGCCTTCTTCATCTGTATCACTAACTTCTGGATTATACCAAAGTTCCCAAGATACCTGAGGCGGGTTTCCCTGTTCAAACTGTGCTTTTAATTCTGCAATATCCTCTTCTCGTTCTCTACTCCAAAATGCTACTAGTGCTTTAACTCTATCTCCATCCTCTACAAGACTTGTAAATACACCAATGGGTTTTCCCATAGCTTCAAAGTGGTCGGTTGGGCTAGACTCAGCCATCTTCAAAGGCGTGTATAATCCTGTTTTGATAATATTAGCAAATTCTTCTTTTGGAACTCTTTGCTTATTACCATTGGGGAAGGAGTCAGTTACTATCACTTTCGCCCAGACAAAACTGGGATTAAGTGAAACACCAGCAAATGCCTCATCTGAACCTAATAATTCAAGTTGAGCATTTCCTATTAATTTTTCCATGTACGACTCCAAATTTAAGATAGATAGTTAAGATTCTTAACTATCTATCTTAATTATAGCATAATGCGTATATTATTCGTAAAAAAGTTCTATTTTATATCCTTTTTATCAACGTTTTCTGGCTTTTTGGGTTCATTCGCTTTATTTGGCTGTGGTGAGAATGGTGCGGGGGCAAAATCTTCCAAATTCTTTTCTTTCAAGATTTTGTTTTCTTCTTCCTTAACATTCATTTCATCAATCCAGTTGAAACCAAATATCTTATCGTATGAAGTTCTTGAAATATTACCAGTAGTGTACAGGTTAGCCAATACTTCTGTAAAGGTATTAAATTCCATCAGATTAATCTTGGTGAATCTAATGTATGGTGTTGTTGATAAAGAATTGTATTTACTTATGTTATTGCAAATGGATTGCAATACTGGGGTGATGTGGGTACGCATAACTTCCATAGTTGATTCTGGGGAAATCATTGCGTAGTCATTAGCACCACCAGCACCGGAACGTTCAGTTTCACCAGCAATCAAAATGGCTGGCAATCCAAGACCTTGAATAATATCTTTATTAACATTAGAATATTTTGAATCGTCAAGAAGTGCTTGAACATCTGGAATAATCCAAGAAATGTCAATCGTATGATTAGCAAATAATTGGAAAATTCTTTCTAGGTCTGGTTTACCAGAGTTCCATCTCCAAGCAAGTTGTCTGCGTAAATCATCAAAAATGTAATCATCATCTTCTGTAACAGGGAACTCATCACTACCAACTTTTACAAGCATGATAGCAGTAATAACACGTGAAGCCAATGAGTAATCCATTCTACGTAGATTACGTTTATGTTTCAAACTTTCTATTACAGAATTTAGGTATGGGATTGGATAAGGCGAATCACTTAGATATCTGCCTCTAAAAATCAGAGGGTTATCTAACTTGATTTTTCTAACCCCATTTCTAACATCATTTACAAATTCAGGGTATTCTTTTACAAGCAGATTATAAAGTTCTACATCTTTAGTGCCGTCAAGATAACTTCCTTTATTCAAGATAAAGGATACGGTTTTTTCTGGGATAGCAATAAAGTAACTTGGTTTATCACCAACGAAAGAAGATTTTATTTCCACCTGCTTACTATCACGAATCCACATACTAGATGGCAGAGTAAGAACCTCTTTCTTCTTTACAACGATTCCATTTTGATAAAGCTGTTCTTTTGTAAAAGTAGAATATGCGACTTCTGGAACTACTAACCCAGTAAGCATAAATTCCAGTCCCATCATTCTAGCAAAAGAAAGTAACTTAGGAACTACGTTATAAAAGATTCGTAGTTCGTTTTCGCTTAAACCATTAGAATCAAATTCAAGACCGTTTATGCCAATTTCAATAATCTTATTGATGGCAGAGGAAGCAAGTGGGTCATTCTTATAGAAAAATCTTGAAGCATCCACAGACGCTTTATATGAATCTTCTGAATGGGCTTCTAAGGTATCTACTTCATCTGGTGTCCACGGATTTTCACTTCCAGATAGCGGGGTCAAGAAGTCTGAGGCTATGGTTTGTTTTAAATTATTGTTTTCTATAAGTCTTTCATTAAATTTTGAAAGCGTAGAAAATCTTTTCTTAGTTGATTTTTTTATCATTTGTTTTCCTTATCTCCATTTTTGTAAGGAATGTTCATATAATCCAGAACCTCTCCTATCCCTAAATTTTCTGTACAATACTTGTGAAGTTGCGGATGACTCATTTCCAGCATTTGAATTTTATTTGGGTATTTATCATGCTGTATACCAAATAAACACCACACACATCCAGTTCTATCATATCCCATATTATAGATTTTTGAGAAATTTAAATTGTATTTTCCTATATATCCCCAGATATCATCTTCTGTCCAAAAGGCTAATGGCATAGATATCGGTCTTTTTAGGTCGTACATATTACACCCATTCGTTTTATAGAGTGTTTTACGTAACTCCGATTCCGCTGTTGTACTTCCGAGTATTGGTTTTAGACCCGTTTTCTTTTCAAACTCCTTAGATGGGTTCTTCTTCATAATATCACAGCATTTATCAGAAATTTTAAACGGGGCATTTATCATAAACTTCCACTTATCAGATACTTTGCCACGATTAAACTTGTTGCCATTCATTCTAATATTTTTTAGTTTTTCTGATTTAGTGTGCCTAATATCCTCTATGTAACTGGCGGTTTCTTTACTTATAACGGGATATCCATAAGTTTGGATAACTTCCCTAAAAGTCATTTTAGGCTTTAGCCAAATAACATTATCTATTGTTTTAATAAACTCCTTTATTTCTGGATACTCTAATCCAGTATCAGAAAAAACGGCTGGGATTTCTGGAAAGATACTTCTGACCAAGTGCAATAAAACAGTAGAGTCTTTACCACCAGAAAATGCAACATAAACTTGACCTTTCCAATGGTCATACCACTTTTCTATTTTCTCCGCCGAAAAGTCTATTTTATCCTTTAAGGACATTCCTAGCCTTGCCTGATATTCCTCATCCGATATAAATGCCATTATCTATTCCACGCTACCCTGAAAAGTGTTTTCTTTTCTTTTCTTGGGTGTATAAATTCTTTCTCTAAGTAATAAGCCAGCATACCACACAATAAAGATGATGTGAAGTGGTCTGCACCATTCTTTCCACCACGTTCAGTTACCGTTCTATAAACAAGTTCCCCAGACGGATTTCTAACATAAACCATACGCTCAAGTTCAGAAACCATATCTAAATCGGTGTAAGAATATATAATTTTATGGCTATTCGTATATTCTTGTGTTACACCAACGGCTGTGGTTTTTGTTGGGGATTTTATTTCTTTGCCTTCCTCGTTAATACCCACAACAATATGGGAAGAGAAATCAATCGGGATTAATCGTTTATTAAAACTTTTATTGGCGTATTCAACTTCATTTACTAAATGCTGGTATACAGAAATACCCTGTCCGCCAGCACCGTAATCCATACCCAAAAGCAAAGGCTCATATTTGGTATCTAATGCGTTAATTAGCCTTTCCTGAATTTGATAATCTACTTTTATAAGTTCTACTTTGGCATGAAATCTAAATCGTTCATACTCATCAAGGGTCAGAATATTAATAGCCGAAGGTTCTGTATAACCCAAGTCAATGCTAATTACGCAGTTATGATTTTTACCCAAAGGCGGTAAAGCAGAAATTTTACTGAGATAATCTGTTAGGTTCTTCCCAAGTTTTATACCGTCTATTTGTAATCTATAAACTGGGTAATCTTCCAAAGCCATTAGGCTTCTATCAAAGATTGAGAAAACCTGAGAACCATGTTTACCATAAATAAAATGCAGGGTATCTTGCGAATCCTCCCCACCATAATCTTTTAGAGCCTTTTCAAAATCTTCCTGTGTAAATCTAGGATTTTGTAGTGATGAAATTCTGTGGCGTGAGTAGGCTGAGTTTTCTTGGTCGCAATGGTAACACACAGATTTTTCACGTCTGCCATCTGGTACGCCAGCGACTACCAATCTAAATCCGGGTGTGAATGTATTGATAGTTGGTTGAAGTTCTAGCCAAGTACCCCATGGAAAATAACCAGATTCGTCTACAATAGAAAACGGCGTGTGCAAACCAATTACGGAAATACCAGTACCAGACTGCCCAGCAATACGACACATAAGAGTTGCGCCAGTAGTAAGCATAATGGTATGGTCTGAGCCATTAATACCCGTTTTCTTTCCTAGAAAATTAGATAGAAAAGAGTTGGTTCTGAAATCCCTAACTAGACCGTTCCAAACTGGCTTTAAGTTATTTTCTGCTGGAACTATATAACAAACATACTCTTCTGGAAAAACATCAAAGATTAGTAACCAAGTCATTATACTGATAAGAGATTCTGTATTATGCGAATATATATTATCTGCAACTAACGTATGATTTTCTGGACATTCTATGGAATAAGTTTGCTCTAATCCTAAATTAGATATGCTTTTAATTTTTAACCAAAAGACATCTTCGCTAAGCAATCTATTTAACTCTTGGTCTTTATCTATAATTTTTTCGGTTTTTTCTCTTGTTGGATAATAACTTAAATTTCTATTCCAACCATTTTTCTTTATATGATATTTTTTATAATTAGGTGTAGGAATTATATCAGTAGTATCAGACACAGATTTGGATAATTTATATATTTTATCTAGTGCCTCTTGTTTTCTTTTTACTTTGAAACCTATTTCATAAAATCTATTAATATTTTGTATTCCTTTTATTGATATAGACCATGCTGGTTTTCTGCTGGTTTTTTTCTCACCAAGAGAACTTATAATACCGTATCTTAAAAGTAAATGTTGGATATCCCTTGCCAACTTTTCTGAACTAGACGCATAGCCTATTTCATAATTTGAACCATTGATATAACACCAGCCGTCATCGCCAAAAAGCCTATTTAAAAATAGGGATAATTTCTTTTTTGGAAGAGAGAAAATCTCCTGCGGAATGAATTTTTCGTAGGAATGTGTATATCGTAATCCGACTTTCTCCAACAAATCAAGTCTGTATGTTCCTTTAAAATGATAAGTTAGTTTGTCTGTGTAAATAGACATATTATATTTATCAGCAAAGGCATATAAATCTTCTATAACCTCTGGTTCTACTGTTGTTATCCCGCCAGTATTATATGAACCTTCTGCTATAAAATGTGCTAGGTAGCAAATTTCCTCATCAGACAACTCTGTGTCGCTTCCGAAATATGGAAGCGAACTGGGTATGGCAATATACTCACCAATACTCAGATTTTTGGCTTCTTTCCAGCCAGATGGGGTTAAAAATGGGTGTTCTTCTGTTACTTTGGTTTTAAACCCTTTATTTAGTGAGATTTCTAATACTGTTTTTATACCATTGTCGAGAATAATGGGCAGCTCTGCTTCTCTTTTTAATGTATTAAAGTCAATACTAGGTATAGAAATTTCTTCACCAAGTACAAACCATTCTTCGACTGTTCTATACTTCCCAGTATTTGTATCAACAATCATAGAATCTTTTGATAGGCACTTTCCAATGGCACGGGCTGTACAAAAAGAAACAAAAGAATTAAAATTAGATACCATTTCTTTCTGATACCAAGTTAATTCAAAGGGCGTATCTAAACCTTCCACTTTGTCATAATTTCTGATAAACTCAGTACATAAAACAGGGTTTCTTAAAATCTCGTATAAAATTAATTCTTCATGGCTTACTTTAGCCTCAATCATTTACTGCTCCAATAATCAATAATACTCCATTCAAAATTTCTTTTATCAATCTTTAAAGTATTAGGTGCGTCTGTTTCATTATATAAATTTTTAGTTCTTCCGTCAAAAGGAATTTTATAAGTTTCTTTTCCCGGAGAACCGCCCCACTTTTCAATATAAAATTTTTCGTTTAAACCAAAGTGTTTGTTTTCACGTCTAACCTCTTTTAGTGTTCTACTCCAAAAATGAAAGTAATATGAATAAACAGACGTGCAAGATTTTACATCAAGTTCTATGGCTCTTTTCACGTAGTCATTGTCATTGAAATATCCATTAGGATAAAAATTAACATCTGTGTATCCCAAAGTTTCAATAGCGTTTCTGGTATAAAGATTTAGATTTTGACAATCTGCTAAACCCGCTTTATCTATTGAAATAATATTACTATACCCTGAAAAGACTTCCCAAGGTTTTGCTGTGAAATCATTGCATACTAAATTATCCCCTGTAAAATATTGTTTAGTGTTTGGATAATCTTTAACTAACGCCTTTACACTAACTTCTTTAGCCCCAATCCAATCAAATGCAGAATGTTTAGCAATATAAATCAGATTATCTATCGCAAATGGATAAGGGATAACATCATTGCCTTGCATAATCAAATATTTATAATTATTATTTATAAAATAGTCATAGATGTCATTTATGCTTGCAGGAAATCCAACATTTCTTTTATGTCGTAAATACGGGATATTCTTTTCTTTGAAATAATTTTCTGTTTCTGTATCGTCTGGCTTGCCTACAATGCCGTAAATATCAACTTGATTGCTAGTTCTTAAACTTTCTTCAACAGCAAGCCTAGTATATTTTAGATTTCCAAAAGTTACAATTCCTATTAATGTTTCATTCATTTATTACCTGTTTAATTAAGTTGTAATCTAATTTATCATTCCAGTATCTTTTTGCTGGAACATCAAAGAACGCCATGTGTCCGCCTTTTGTAGCATAAGTAAATGCAATAAATTTTTTATACGGGTTTAGATAATTTTCTTTTACTTGGGCATAAACATACGCCCCGCTAGACCTGCCAATTATAATGTCGCATCTTAAACTTAGATAAGAAATTTCACGTAAATCACTACCGTTTTCTTTTCTTATAATATCAGTAGTGTTATATAAGTTTGGTTGTATAATACTGATTGGGTTAGTTGCTACAAAAGAACAATCAGGAAAATCAACGCACATTCTTTCTATAACAGGGTCAAAATTAAAATTTTCTGCTTGGTTGCTTTGCACATCCCCATTTGAAATCAAAATGATTTGCGGATTTTTAGTGCAGAAATTATCTATGCGTCTTATGTATATGCTATCTAAACTTGAATAATCTATTGTAGGAATATACTGAAATAAATCATAACCACTAAATTTAAAGTCTAATCCTAATTTAGAAAGATTATCATTATATAATCGTACAAAATTATCTAACGAACAGACAATTCCGGGTTCTACATATTTGTTATGCTGACCTATCCAAGTATTGAAATACGCAGTATCACCCTGAATATAAACAGGTTGGTGGGTCTTGCAGTTATCATCTAAATTACAAAATTCTAATCCTTGTATATCTTCCAGCAAGGTTGGGTCTTTTGGGTGTGCGAATTTAAATTTCGTGTCTGGATAAATTTTAATCAGCCGTCTAACAAATTCCCTAGCAGTAAAAATATCGCCATTACCGAAATGATTATAAAATATTATTTCATTGTATAGAGTCATAGTATTGTTCTAGCGTATCTATAATTATTTCTTGTTCAGAAAAAGATAATTGCGGGTGGCTTGGCAGTATAATACATTCTTCCGATAATATTTTTGCAACTAATTCTTGTTCTGGATTAGCCATAAATTTAAGATGCGTATGAAAACTCATCGGATAAAACATAGGTCTAATTTCTATACCTTTACTAGCAAAAAACTTTTCTGCTGTATCATAATCGCCATTAATAACACGAATCCCATACATCCAATTAGCGGGGGTAGAGTTTTTGCGCTGTGGTACAACCCTGTTTGTATCTAATGTTTTGATTAGATAATCATAGTTATCAAAGACCGCTTTCTTGGCTGACAAGATACTATCTAATTCCATAAGTTGTCCATACAACATAGCCGCTTGGATATTGGTCATTCTATAATTAAACCCAATAGTATCATGGATAAATCTTTTATTAGATTGACCTTGCCCGATATATTTTCTAGCAAATTCTGCTAGGTAATCATTATTGGTAACAACTGCGCCACCTTCACCAGCAGTTATAATCTTGTTTGCATAAAAACTTAAAGAAGCTCCAAAAGCCGCAGAACCCACATTTGTATTAGTTGAATCATATTTACCAAACAAACCTTCACAAGCGTCTTCTATGATAACCTTATTGGGGTATTTTCTTTGTAGCGCAGGAACATCTACAATGTTTCCTAAATTATGCACCACTAGTATAACATCTACTGGATTAGAAAACATTGCATCATCTAATGCTTTTAGATTTACATTCCAAGTAATTGGACTGGCATCTACCGGTAAAAGTTTAAATTTGCTAAAATCAATGGTGTTCCAAGCCGCAACGTAAACATTATTAGGTACTAGCATAGTACCATTCATAAGGTTGGAAATATAAGCATTTAAAACTGAATTGGCACAAGTACCATTAGCCATCAGAATAACGTGTTTTACACCTAGATAATCTGACAAAAACTTTTCGCACTTGTTGATATAACTTCCCTTAGAAGAAATCCAACCAGTCTTTATAGCGTCATCTACAAATCTTTTACTTGCTAATGGAATATAGGGTTCATATACTGATATCATAATCTGGCATCCTTTCAGTAGCCCCAAACCAAGTTTCTTTATCTATAAAAGAAAAGAAAGCATTGTTGAAACTAACAAAGTTAAAATTGTATCCAAATTCAGACATAATACTTTTTATATTATCTAAACCTGAAATAGGATATTCTACACAAACTACTTCTGGCAAAACCCTAGAACCTATCATCCCTTCTAAGATTTGTATTTCATGCCCTTCGGCATCGAGAGATAACAAATCTATTTCACTAATACTATAATAATTTGCGTAGGCTACCTCATCCTCTGGGGGATTCCATTGACCGTGCCATATAAAGTTAGTAGGTTTTATGTTGTCTTTGAATGGCTGTGCCATCATCTACATCCTCGCCATTATCAATTCTCTTGATAAGTTCTACAAGTTTTTCATCAAGTTCTTGAATGAGTGCTTGGCGTTGAACGTTCAAATCTGTGGACTTTTTAAGTTGTTCCCACAATTTCATAGCCCCATCTTCTGATTCGAAAAATTCTTTTTTGTATTCATCAAAACTCATTTTTCTAATCTTATAAATAAGTTCTTGATTCAGAAACATCTTTTGATTTACAGTTGCTAATTTATCTATTAGACTTCCTATCGTATCCATAACTTACTCCTTTATCCAATATTTAGAATATGTACCGCAATCTTGCAAATCTGGCATCGCTTTGAAATAATCTTTTAATGCACTTCTACAACCAGTATAACTTCCATAATCATCAACTATAATAATACCACCTTTATTTACTTGGGGATATAAGTTGATTAGACAAGTCATATAAGATTGATATAAATCTACGTCTAAGTGAAGTAATGCGATACCTTTTTTGAAAGTTAATATCGGGGCTGAATCTTCTAACTTACTTATTATAATACTATAATTTTTTACACCATGTGCATCGAGCAGATTGCGGGTAAAATTTACATTATTTTCTGTATTCCAAAAAATCTCAGCATCCCAATCCAAATCGTGTTTAGTATCTGGTGCTGGCATCTTCTCAAAAGAGTCAATCAGGAACATGGGTCTATCTGCATTAGATAATAGTAAAGCACTACCACCACGATAAACACCACATTCTACAATCACGCCTTCTACTTTAGATTTCTTGGTTTGAATTGCTAATTCATTCAGTTTTGAAAGTCCGGGTCTGTCTACCAAAGAAATGTCAAATACTTGTTCTGGTTTTATCATCGTTCACTACCTATAACTTTCAAAACTAAAACTTTATTACTTAGTTCTTTGAAACCAGATTCCATAAAAGTTTTTTCAATATCTGGATTATTTCCACCAAAGTCATCGTATAGAACATCTATTTTATGTTCTATAATTTTTTCCATCTTCCATTTACCAATATAAGTTTTTCTATCTTTTTCCTGTTTGCCAATGTAGAAGTCGGGTTCTGGAAATCCAAGACAATGCCACTTTTCTAGGTCTGCTTCTTTTGATTCATTTTCCATGTGGGCTGTAAGTATTCCGACTTGATAGCCCATTCTCTTAAATCCAGAAACTAAAATAGAAAGCGGTGCGCTATGCTTCCACGCAACCCCATCAAGGTCTATTGCTATTTTCATATTTCTCCAAAGTAGAAACTTTCAAATGAACGTTCCATTAGTATATTTTTACTCCAAGCATTTGGGGTATATTTTATTTTCTTGCCTAGCCAATCACGCTCTATCAAGGCTATCATATCCATTCCAGCAAAAATAGAAAGGGTAGAGCCACCACCAAATCTTGAATTTATTTCTATCAGATAATATTCTTTTTTGGTTTCATCGTAGATGAACTGCATATTTACAGCACCACGAAACTTTATTGACTGCCCGATTAAATATGCCAATCTGCCTAGATAAAGATTTTCTTCTGTGATTGAACTAATTACTTCACCACCAGAAACACGTAATCTTTTTCTGGGAACACAATCTACAAATTTACTATCTTTATCAAAATAGCAATCTACTGTATATTCATCGCCAGTAATAAATCTCTGAAAGACATAATCAATACTTTTATCTAAATCACTTAATTGTTCGCCAGATTGAATTAGATTTAATCCATGACTTCCAAATCCAAATCTAGGTTTTGCTATTAGTGGAAAAGCGTCTGGCGTAGGGTAGACTTCTAATTTCGCTAATTCATCTATTTCCTTAAAAGCGTTTTCTAGTGCTTTCTTGTCTGTACAAATTTCATTAGTTTCTTTCGAAGAAGTTACCATCTTATCAAGATACTTTTCTGCCTTAGAAATGGAATAGCAGGCTAAATCAAAAAATGGTACAACTAAATCTATCTTTTTAGTTTCTATGACATTATAAATATCATCTAGCATATCTACATAGTGCATGAAATCTTTTCCGATGATAATTTCTGCTTCTGATGCTATGGGGACTGCCCTGCTATTTTCGTAAGAAAAGATATCCCAGCCGTGCTGTTTCCAAAGACGAGCCATTTCAACCCGTCTGCCAGCACCTAGAAATAAAACGTTCTTTTTAGCCTTCATCTTTTTTCTCAATCAATGGATTAAAGATTTGCGTAATTTCTTTGAAGTTATCATCCATTACAGAAATTTTTTCTTGATACTTAAATAGATTTAACCCGCTTTCCAGCAGGGTTTTCAATTCTGAAATATCAGATGCTTTAAATGGGAATTGGAAAAAATCAATTTTATCTGTATTATCGTATCTAATAATATACGTAATAGAATATTCATATTTTCCAGCACCAAGTTCTGTCGCTGTAATAGCCTGTTCTATGTGTTGTATCATTTTATCGTCTCCGGTATATTATCGTAATTTCTTCCACCATTTGCAACAAGTTCTTTGGAACTTAGTTCAACCATTCCCGTACATTTCTCACCATCTAATTCACGATGGCATTTAAGAATGATTTTGTTTCCACCTTTATCTGGATATAGCCACCAAATCTGGGCTAATAGCAAATGGCATTTTGGGCAGAAAACAAGGTGCATTTTTTGTTCTGCAAATTTATGTGCCTTATCTTTAAGATTTGCAATGAAATTTATAACGCTTTCTTCTGTTTCAGATTTTCTGGTCTTTCTTGAAATCTTAAGTACATCCTGCATACTAGCAATATCTTTTCTTAAAGCATTACACATTTCAGAAAGTTGCTTGATTTTATACAGAGATGCTTCACCCAAAGTTTCTTCTGGGTTTTCTTTATTAGGCGCAGATAATTTATTTATCTCCTGTTCAAAATCTTCCAGTCGGATAACCGCTTGAATTAAAGCACGTAATGTAGATAGGTCATTAGGCATCAAAGAATCAAGGTCATAAGATTCTTGGTACTCTTTCATCACATGATTAATTCTAAGTTCCCAAGCGTTATCACGCCAGAAACCCGCTTCTTTTTCAGCCCACATTCTATCAAAATCTTCATCTGACATATTCTTATATTGCGTCAGATTTCTAAGTCTTTCTTTGGAAAGTGGTTCTTTTCTTCGCTCTCTCGCCATATTTTTATTCCTCAACATACTATAATTATAGCATATTATACTATTTTTTAGTAATTTTTTTAAGTTTTTCTTTATTTTCAGACATAATTTTTTCTAAATTATCTATTATAAACTTTTCTGGGTCATCTAATTCCATATAGCAAATACGGTGGAATCTGACGTTCAAATACGGAACATCAAATGCCACCATTCTATATTCTGAATCTGTAATTTCTTTTTCGCATTTAGGGCATATCATTTTTGCCCTCTAGAAAAAATAGATTGATATAATTTATACAATAACCAAATCATCAGAAGAATTAGAAAAGAAATCCCGTCTAATACTTGGGTTGGAATACCATTCATAAATTACCCTTTCTTAAGTTTTTTCAAAAGTCTTTCATATTCTCTTTCGCAATCATTACAGAAGATACCTACAAATTCTAAAGGTTCACCGCACCATTTACATTCTGGGTCATCCTCTGGCAGTTGTTCCATAGACTTCTGCATCTCAATAAATTTTTTGTGTTCCCACGACTCTTTTTTAGATTTAAAAATTTTTAACATTTAGTCCTTCACAATAAGTATAGAATTATCAATCATAGTATCTTCTTCTGCCATAAACATCGCTTCAAAAATAGTAAGTGGCTCATTATTCAATAGCAGATTTTTAGGATAATTTTCTTTAGCAATTCTTATAGCATTTTCGATATCAAACGCAATTACATACTGCTTAATAATTTGGCGGTTATACACACCAAGTGTTATATAAAATAATTTTTTCTTTTTAGATTCAGAAACTATTGGGAAACTATATCTATCACCACAAGTTTCACAAAACCATTTCTGATGGGTTTCTTTATGATTATTATGGTCAAGTAAAATTACAACTTCGCCCTTTTTAAGTTCTGGGTGGTCTGGGCATCTTAAACATTTAGGTATTTTGGTCATCTTTTATCTCCATTTATACGAATCTTCTAATTTTCCAGTTTCTAAGCAGTTTTCTACATGCTGTTCAATGGCATTTACCCATTCTTCTATGTAGTCAATCGCCCAAGAGATATCTGCTTCATATCTTTCACCTTCATAACGAGTATCAGAATAACCATTACTACTTCCTGCTTCTTCCAATAACTCGGATTGCTTTTCAATCCCGTCTATCATACGATAAACTAATTCAATTAGATTATCTTTTGATAGCTTTTTCAAAAGGGCTTTATCTGGTCTTTCAAGTGAAATTCTACTCATTATTTTGTCCCTGCATATGGATAATTTTCTTTTAAGAGTTCTGGTTGTTCTAATAATTGCCAATAAACGTCTGTCAGATAATCTTGTATTATTTTGTCAAATTTTTCAAGAACGGATTTTTCCAAATTTGTAACAATACCGACTGGTGTAACTGTCATTTTGGTTTCGAATTTATTAACTGCTGTAAATATTATTTCAATTTTTATCATTACTTCATCTCCTGTAAGGCTTTCTTATATCCCGCCTGAAATCCACTTTTGTATGTTGAGATAGTAGCAGAAATAAAAGCAAGGATTACCGCTATTGCACGATACAACGCATCATAATCCATCACTTCACCTCAGGTAATGGTGGTGTATCTGCCCAATGTGATGGATAAAATTTATGTACATTATCATTTTCATCTAGCCAGTAATGCCCAATCGAGTCTTCCCCACCATAATATAAAAATGCTTTTTTACCGTGTAATACAACTAATGTACATTCTAAGTCTTTTGGTTGCTTTTCATCAACTGGTATCCATGCCCATTGCTGACCCGCTTTATGCCCTAAATCATATCCAGACATAATCACATTGGCAAACCAGCCAGTTAGCATTTCTTCATCTTTTACCAGATTCGGTAACAATTCTACAAATTCCATAAAAGCCTTTGCCCATAATTTAGCATCAGCAGAACCTACTAATTTTTCCATTTCCATTTTTAATCCCTCAATCCAAAAAGTAATAAATCTAAAAGACACTTTGTCCTTTGATAGATGTGCAATCTGCTCATACGTCAGCATGGTCTTGCTCCCACTTTTCTTGTTTAGTACATTCTGGACAATTTCCCCATTCCCCATTACAACATTGACAACCTTCATAATCTTGATAGACACCGTAGACTTGACCTTCTAATGACATATCCTGAGCATCAGAAGCCATGTCATGTGTAATATATTCCGTATACTCTACTAAGATTACACCTTTATCACAATTTTTACACTTGGTCATTGTTTCTCCCTTCCTGATTTTTAACTGTTAGAAACAGTTTGAAAATCCCAACTTGCAAAGAACTCAGCCTAACTAAGTAAGAAGAACCGTCTGCATTATATTTTACCTCAGAATCACTAGTTAGACAAGACGCTACATGAGTTACGTAATCCTTTGTAACTGCCACATCATCATAGTTAGTTTCAATCTTATAACCATTAGAAAGCAGGTATAAAACTATTTTTCCGATTACTTCTTCTGCAATCAGTTTATGCCAAACCCCAGATTCATCTTTATAAGCGGGTAAATGGTACACAAAATATGTTCTTGTTCTATGATTATACTCACTTGATTTAAATTCTTGATAGTCTACTTCTGGATAGAAATACTTAGCGCAGATTAAAAGTAAAGTTCTATGGTCTGACATTAGATACCCTCATATATTTTACAATATAGAACTGGTGTAGTAACATCTGCTAATCTATCCAAAGAATATACTGCATTAGCAATAGGGCAATTCTTTTCTCTATCTTCTGGATGAAACAAAGCGCAACTATGGCATAAGCACAAAGAACGATGCTTACCAGCAAACCCTTTTATAGCACTAACTTCTTCACCATGAAAGATAAATTTTTCACTAATTTTAGTCATTTGTTTTCTCCTTTATTTCATGTTTAAATTTCTTTACTGGAAATAGATAAACATTTCCTTTTTTGTAACATAGTGGCAATGGTACTTTTTTATACATTGTTCTAAAATGTTTCAAAGCATCTTCAAAATTCTCTGCCCACGTAGAAACTACCTTAGAAACTACTGGTTGTTCTTCTGCATCAAGAATGTAAATCTCTTCGCCGTTACCAATATATTTTTGTTTTTTATTTTCTGTAATAATCTTACCCATTATTTATCCTTTCTTTTGCATAATTAAAAACATCTGGGTCTAACTCAATTCCTACGTAATTTCTATTGTTTTGTTTACACCATACTCCAAGTGTTCCAGAACCCATAAAAATATCTGCTACGTAATCATTCTCATCTGTGAAAGGAAGGATAATCCTATCCATCAATCTTAAAGGTTTTTGCCATCTAATCAAATGACCATCTGCCATCTTTATTCTTTCTTTACTAGTAGTTGTAAGACAGATATCATCTATCCATGCAGTAGCAGTTTTTGTTTCTCTTCCAGATGGATTTAGACCTTTATTTTTAGTAACCTTATCTACCTGTATCCTATCAGGATAAAACTTATGTTTTCCTTTTGAATAAATGATTATATCATCGTAGCATTGATGAAACTTATTTTTTGGGTGATTTCCCCATTCATTTTTCCATACTAGATGATTTACAAATACAGCATCTTCTATATCCTCAAAAGCAAATCTTACTAGATGATTGGTATGAAAGTCTGTTTGAACAATAAAAACACCACCTTGTTTTAAATTATTCCACCAGTAGTCTATCCAAGATACATCCCTATTTTCATAAATCATATCTGCGTAGATACAATCAAAGTCTATTTTATCATTAAATTCTGTATTAGACCCTTTGATTAATCTAATCATATTACACCAAAGGTTTATTAGAATAAATAGTAACTTCTATTTTATCACATTTTATTTCGCAGTATTCACAATACTTTTCAAGAGAAACTTTAATAGCGTTGATGTTATTTTTTATATTTTCACTATCTGGGTCATCAGTATAAATTGACACATAAAAAGATGAAGAATTTACTGAATTGTAAATTTGTGTGATATTACATTTATTAGAAGATTGCCCGTGCAGTCCTACATGAACAGTATGAGAATCTTTCTTAGAAAATTCTGCGGGATGTCCCCGTTTTGTCAAAAACTCTGCTAATGAATATAATGTGATTACTTTATTGATTTCCATAAATTTCTCCTTTTAATTTTAGTGTTCCCAACAAGAAGAAATCCTACCTTCTGCAAGTGCTGGAATTTCTCCCAAAAATTCTTGCTCAACTTCTTCCATACATTTTATCATAAAATCCTTAGCTTGTAAAGCGATTTCTTCTTTTGCCTCACAGATAATTTCGTCATGCACAGTCAATACTAATTTCAAATCAGAGCCAAACGGATTTTCGTAGTAAATTTTGCATAACGCCAATTTTGTAACATCTGCACCAGAACCTTGAACTACATGATTGAACCCTTCTTTTTCAAGTTTTCTACGATATTTTTGCAACTCTTTGTCGTCAGAAAACATAGTCTGATTTTCAAAGAAACGTTTTCTCCCTAATAAAGTAGATGAGTATTTATTTTTCCAAACCAAATTTACAATCATATTTTTTACTTTAGAAAGAACTGGATACCCTGCGAAGAAAGCGGTAATAATTTCATCTGCCTCATCAACAGTACATCCCAAAGCATAACTCAACCCAAATTTATTAGCACCGTAAAGAATACCAAAATTATATCCTTTTGCTTTATTGCGTTGTTCTTTAGTAACCTGATACGGCTCAACGTGAAAGACTTTACTTGCAGTCATGGTGTGCATATCCATACCAGATTTGTAAGCTTGAATAATAGCAGGTTCTTTTGTGATAGAACCACAAAGTCTATACTCTTGCTGGCTGTAATCACAGGAAATCAGTTTATATCCCTTTTCTGCAACGAAAGCATTTCTATACTCGCTTTCACGTTTTATGTTTTGTAGGTTAGGTGAACTAGAACTAAATCTACCAGTATCAGCACGTAATTGATTTAAGGTTGTATGAATACGACCAGTTGCGGGATTTATATACTCAAAGTAGTTTTCACCAAAGGAAGTTACTGATTTACTAAGTCCACGATAAGAAACTATATCAGCGATGATAGGATATTTAGGAACTAGTTTTACTAAATCTTTTTCATTTGTAGAAGGTAAATCTTTGATTCCATAAATATTTGTAAGCAAAGCGAATATTTGACTTGGAGAATTTAGATTAAACCTTTCAAGGAAATATTCTTTGATAGTATCCAAATCCGTTATAGATTCAAATAAGGCTTTGTCTTTCTTAGTTTTTACTTGAACTTTCAGCAAATCAAACAGTTCAAGAGCTGTCTTTTGTGTACTAACAGAAATGATATCCTGCCAGATTTTTTCGTATAAATCAACAGACGACTTTTCTCTGTTATCTTTACTTATATCGGATAGTTGTAACCAAACAGCTTTATCTAGTAAAATTCCATTCAGTTCCATATCACTTACAACAGGAACTAATTTCATCTCCAATTCTAAAACTTTTTCTTGTTTGGTTCTGTTAATTTCAGCAAGTTGTTTTTCTCTGACCTTTTCTAAGTATGCCACATCTTCTACGGCATAAATGATTTGTTCTTGGGTTACTCCCTTAAAATCTTTGTAAAAAGATTCTCTAACTTCTTTATTTAATTTTACACCACAGTATTTTTCTACGACTTGATAAAGAGATGGGAATTTATTTTCTCCGTTTACTCCCTGATAAATTAAAATTTCTGCCAACATAGTGTCATAAACATTATGAATCATAACACCAGTTTTTTGCTTTAAGAATTTTAAATCAAATTTAGCATTATGAAAAAGAACAAGTTTACCAGAAGATTCTATTAAAGATACAATATATGATATATTATTTTCACCAAGTTTTTCGCAGTCGAAAACAAAAGTTTCATCATAGGTCTTAACTTGTAACAGTAATAGAGAATCCATCCAGACATCTAAACCAGTAGTTTCAGTATCTACCGATAAGATACTTGAAATACCAAGTTCTTTTTGAAATTTTCCGATTTCTTTGATAGATGTAATATATTCCATGTAACTCCTTTCAAAAGTTTTGATTATCTAATTATATCATCAAATCCTGATTCTGTCAAGTATCAAAAATTTTCAAAAAAAATTATATGAATCACATCCTTTATTTAAAATTTTGGCATTTATTTTATTGCCGTGTCAAGATATTAAATATTAAGTTCACATTCTTTATTTCCTGTCTTGACTTCGCAATTATATCATTAATTTTTCCCATTGTCAAGGGTTAAACCGATTTTTGTAGAAAATAATATTGCCTATTGACAAAATAAACATATTATGTTATAATTAACAAATGATTGGGGCGATAAGATAATGGTAGTCATCAAATCTCCAAAATTTGAGGTGATAGTTCAAATCTATCTCGCCGCCGCCTTATTATATCACAAAGGAGAAATTTATGCAGGTAGACACAATCTATTTTGAAGATTGCTTACTAGGAATGGAAAAAATAAAAACTGGTTCAATCGATATGATATTATGTGATTTACCCTATGGCACAACACATAATAAATTAGATATCAAAATTCCATTTGATAAATTATGGGTTCACTATGACAGAATTATAAAAGATACTGGTGTAATTGCGCTATTTGCAGACGGTTTCTTTTTAGCGGAAACAATGATGTCTAATCCAAAACTTTGGCGATATAATTTAGTTTGGGATAAAGTCCTAAAAACTGGTTTCCTAAATGCCAATAGGATGCCATTGCGAAGGCACGAAGAAATCTGCATTTTTTATAAAAATTTACCAACATTTAATCCGCAATTTAGCGAGGGAGAGCCTTTGCATGGTAAGGGTAAAGCATATAAAAATAAAGAATTAACTAATAATAATTATGGAAATTTTTTAGCGACAGAAGATACAAGAAAGGGTAGTACACAAAAATACCCAACCAGCATATTACAGTTTCCTAAGGCACATCCTAGCGTAGCAAAACATAGAACTGAAAAACCAGTAGAATTACTAAAATATTTAATCTTAACTTATACTAATGATAATGATGTGGTTTTAGATAATGCTATCGGTAGTGGTTCAACCGCCATCGCATGTATTCAGACAAATAGAAGATTTATAGGATTTGAAATAGATAAACAATATTTTGATATTTCTGCTAAAAGGATAGAAGAAGAAAAATGCCACATGAAAAACAAAAACTAACACAACCTAAATTGCCTGCTGTATTTCAGAATAGGGATTTCTACCAGACCCCTAATTATGCTACTAAACTTTTAGTGCCATACATTCCAAAAGATATTAAAATTATCTGGGAGTGCGCTTGTGCAGTAGGTAAAATCTCAACAGTATTAGAGGAGTCAGGCTATGAAACTTTAAATTCCGATATTAAAATTATGTGGGATAATCAAGATTTCGTCTATAATTTTATTACTGGTGTAAAGGGATTTATGTCTAGTAAGAAATTTGATTGCATAATTACTAATCCGCCTTTTTCTTTGAAGAAAGAATTTTATAAAAGATGTGTAGAATTTGATGTTCCATTTGCTTTACTAATTCCAGCAGACTATTCTGGCTGGATTATTGATGCTATAAAAGATGGTGCAGAAAAACTAATCCCATCTCGTAGAATTAATTTTATCACACCTTCTGGTAAAACAGAAGAAACTGGTGGAACATCTAACTTTCATAGTATGTGGCTAACCAGAGGATTTAATCTTGGTAAATCAGAAGTCTTTGTAGACTTAACACTAGAAATGAAAAAGGATATATAAAATGCCAGCCAAAATAAAATGCGAATTTTGTGGTGAAATAATTGCTGATAAAGAAGGTTTGTTTAATCATCAAGCAAAGGAACATAGATTGATGTATCTACCCATTACCGAAGAGTGGTTAAAACAATTAGTAGAGTTTATGTTTACTGGTGATTCTGAAATACTTGATAAAAACTTTGTTGTGTATCTACAAAAAATGCTAAAAAATGTTGCGCTAAATAATATGCGAAAGGGAAAAGAATGAAACCACTTGACGTAAGAGAAGTTGTCGTGTATAATATTGAAACGAATGAATTTGTCCCATTTGTCTACAAGGGTAAAGGTGAAATCGCTATTGTATCAACTGACCCAAGAGATACAGAAGATTCTTGCATTGTAACTAGATGGGAAAACTTGCATTTGTATTATAAGAAAATAGGAAAAAAACTTAATGGGTAAAAAATTTGAAAACTTTTTAGAAGCAATTAACGAAAACTACGGTGATATTTTAGCAAAGAAAGAAACAAGAAGTATTAGCACAGGTTCTTTTAGTTTAGATGCCTCTACTGGAATTGGTGGGATTGGACTTGGTAAAGTGTCTATCTACTATGGAGTTCCGGGGTCTGGAAAAACTACACTTTGTCTTGAAACAGCAAAGAACGCTATAAAGAACGGTTATAATGTTCTGTACGTGGATGCAGAAAATATGTTGGATTTGGATTACGCTGAACATATTATTGGTATTCCAGTTACAGATAATGAGGAACGCTTTTTAGTTTTACAACCAGACACGGCAGAAGATGTTGAATATCGTAGGTAAGGGTATCGAGTCTGGTAAGTTCAATCTTATTATTTTAGACAGCGTTGGGGCTTTGTCCCCTAAGAAAGAGAAAGATGAAAAAGATTTTGAAAAGCAAGATGTAGCCCTAGTTTCAAGACTGTTCTCAAAATTTTTACGTATCTATTTTCACGATATTCAGACCAATGCAATCGCATTACTTATTGTAGACCAAGTTCGTGCTAATATTGGTGCTTATGTTCAAAGTTATACAATGCCGGGCGGATATGCACTAGCCCATGCGTCTAGTCTGACCATTCTATTTACGAAAGGTCAAGATATAAAACAAGGAGATGATACAGTAGGGACTAATATCAAATTCACAGTTAAAAAGAATAAATCTGGTAAGCCATTCAAATCTTATACTTTTCCGCTGATGTTTGGGGAAGGCGTTGATTATCTTCGGGATATGATTTTCTTCTGTAAAGAAGTTGGCGTTCTGCAACAGGCTGGTGCATATTACAGATTTGAAGGTAATAATCTTGGTAGGGGTATTCTTGAAACAATGGATTATTTTATTAATAATCCAGAAGCACTTGACAAAGTGAGAAAAGCGTGTTATAATTACATAAACAATATTCCAGTAGAGAAAGGAGATGAAGATGAAGCGGAAATTAGCGGTGGAGAGGATTTATAAAATTGCTGATTATCAGACACTAAAATTAGTTGATGAAATCAGCGAGTTGCCTGAGGGTGTTGTTCTGAACCAAAAGGTTGTAGAAAAAATTTCAGAACTTCTGATGGTAAATTCAGACCTAAATTACCAACGATATTTAAAGTTACAAAAGTCTATGAGTCAATACACAGATGATATTATTATGGCAGAGTTAGAAGCCATCAAATCAACAACACTAGACGAAATTAAAGACTTACTAACACAAAAAGAGGAGAATTAATATGTCATTCGCAGATACCACAAAACCAACCTATACTAATTTTGAAAAGCCAGCGTTTTTGGAACTTCCAACTGGTCAGTCTATCATCCGCATTTTGGATGAGGGGGCTGTAAAATCCACCATTCATTTCATCGCTAAAGCACGTGTTTCAGTAATGTGTCTTGGGGAAGATTGCCCGATTTGTGAAAACAACCGCAAGATTTACCAAGAACATCCAGAAGATTTCCGCAATGTTCAAGGATATTACCCAAAGGCTCGGCGTTTCTCTACCAATGTTCTGGATAAGACCCCTGTAAAGATTTGCCCCGCTTGTGGCAAATCACATAAAGCAGTTAGTGGGAATTACCCCATCGCCTGCTCTTGCGGTCAGGCTATTGTAAATGTTGAACCAGCCCCATTGAACAAAGTTCGTGTCCTGAATAAGGGTGCAGATTTGTTTGACCAGTTCAATGAGTTTGAGAAAGCGCAACTCACGGAAGATGGTGAATCAATCCCATTGCAACACTACGATATTGTCTTGTCGGTTAGTGGAACAGGGAAAGAAACCCGCATTGTTGCTATTCCTAAAATGCCTATTACTGGCGTTCAAGCATTGCCAGAAGGCGAAAAATTGTTTGATGTTACCAATACCGCTGGTGTGAAACTTTCTCGTGTTGAGATTATTGACTTGCTACGTGGTGTAGCACTACGTGATATTTTCAATGCACGTAAATCAAATGATACCAAGATTGAGGAAGATGCAAATACAGCAGAACAACTGACAGAAGATATTAAAGGTTTGTTCCCTGATTTGAATTAATTTTGCTTGGGGTAGAAGAGGATTTCTACCACGTCAATTCGTGGCTACCCCATCTTATCTTATAATTTGGAGGTGATATGGATTCAGAGAACTTAGCAACGATTTATCACGAAAAAATAAATACTGAGGAGGATGCTGGAAAAATCTTAGCCCAATTTTATTGGGCATTGTTTGAAAAACAGTATAACACAAAAGAAGTTATTTTATTTAGAAAACTTGTAAAATTGTACGGCAAAGAAACGGCATTTACAGCCATTCTGGATTTGTACTCTATGCCATCTTTTGATGGTAAACCAGACAATCTTTTATTCTATTTTTGTAAGAAAAACTTTCAAACAGAAAGTCCGCCGACAGTTTATTTCAATCCAGATGAACTAGTCCAAAAACTAAACAAAGCCAGAAAGGTAGGTAAAAACATTGTTCAATCAAGAGAGTGAATTAGCCGTTTTAAGTATTTTGTTGAAACATCCTGATTTAGGATATTCGTTAGAGAACCTTAAAAATTATATGTTTTCATCTACTGGATACCAAATCCTATACAGTAGTTTTTCTGAGTTGTTAGGTCAGGGGTTGTATCCAGATAAAAATTTATTAATCAATCACTTATCTTCTAAAGGTAAGTTAGGAAATGCTGGTGGAGAAGAAGTCATAAATTATATTTATTCATTAGATTATAATCAAGACAATCTTCCAGAATTTGTACGACAGGTACAAGATGACTATAAGAAACGAATCATGCTTTCAAAGGCTGGTGAAATTTCTTCTAGGCTTTCTGCTGGTGAGGACATCAATACTATTATTGATGATATTCAAAAGACAACTGAATTGCTAGAAACTTCTTATGGTGGCGAAGATACTGTTAGTTTACTAGATTACTCAACTCTTGGTCTTAAAATAATTGAAGAGAAAATAGAAAACCCCGGTATAAGCGGTATTTCTACTGGTATAAAAGACATTGATTTGGGAACTAATGGAATCGGGAAAGGTCATCTTTGGCTATTAGCAGGCAGACCGGGCATGGGCAAAACTCAGATAATTGTAAATATGTTGAGAAATGCAACTATGCAAGGTAATCGAGCTTTGATTTTTGAGCTTGAAATGCCAAAGCAGGCTTTACTAGAGAGGCTTCTAGGTATTGAGGCTGGAATCAATACTACGGATATTGAAATGGGTCTATTAAGTAAAGAGCAACTTACAACCCTTAGAGAAGGTATAGATAATATAAAACACTTGCCTATTTATATAGACACCAATTCTTATGCGGACATAAAATATGTGGAAACTACTATTAAGAAATTCGTTCAACTGCGTGATGTAAATCTTGTCTTTATAGATTATGTGCAGTTGATGTCAGAGCGTGGGGATGACCAAACTCACGAACTGGGTAGAATCACAGCTAGGTTAAAGAAATTAGCAAAGGCTCTGAATATTGGAATCGTATTGCTATCTCAGATTAATCGTAATGTGGAATCCAGACCCGATAAACGACCTGCTTTATCTGATTTACGTCAATCTGGGAACTTGGAAGAAGATGCCGACTTAGTAGCAATGCTCTATCGGGATGATTATTATGACCCAACTAAAAATCAAGGTCAAATGGAATTTATCATCAGAAAGGGGCGTTACACAAGTCTAAAAACTATATTACTGACCTACGATGGTGCTACTTCACGTATCGGGTCATTTAGTGGAGATTATGGTAAACAGCAAAAATAAAGGCTCACATTTTGAGTCGATAGTTGTAAAACTATTTCAAGAAAAAATAAATAATAGTAAGTTCAAACGAGTACCGGGTTCTGGTGCTATAGGAACTAGTATGGGTGAATCTCTCCTGTGCGGAGATGTCATAGGAGAGATTGACAACTTCCCTAAAAAATTCAGGCTTGAGGCAAAAACTGGATATAATAATTCTAAAAATAAAGAAACAAAACAATTCACCTTAAAAAAGGAATGGCTGGATAAAATAGCAGAAGAGGCTGAAAACACTTATTCTATTCCAGCAGTTGTTGGACACTTTGACGGTGCTAAGTCTGGTGTAAAGAATTTTATTGTTATGGATGTAGAATGGTTTTCCCGCCTCATTAACTGGCATACAGAATTGCAGGAGGAACTAAACCTTCTATATGAACAAGTCGCTGACATGGAAAGAAATAAAAAAGAAACTAAGTAACTCTTCTGGCTATCCAGATGAATACTTTGATTTGGTGGCTGATTTTAATATTATAGAATTATGCGCCAAAGGTTTTAGCAATTCTACAATCGCTGATTTTTTAGAAACCAATACTCAGGAAGTTAGATACACACTAAAACAACGAACAGGTTTTGAAGGGTTTGAAGAGAATTTACAGTTCTCGCCTATATGGTGGAAAGAAGAATTACACGTAGTAAATAATTCAAAATACCCAGATGAAACCATCCTAAATGTTGTAAATTCGTATATAAAACTAAAAGAAAGGCTAGATGAATATGAAAATTCCAGATTTTGATATGTTGGAAACCGTAGCAAATGATATTGTAGAATTGTCAAGACAAAAGGGTTTGCTGGAAGTTAAGATTAAATTTGAAGAAAGTGAAGTGGTCAAAAAGGCTACTAGCCAGCCAGAGTTCTTTCAAGGTGGAAAACCGCCTTCTATGGCGTTTATTGAATCAACCTATAAGTATCAGGGCTTTACTGGTGAACTGATTGCTTTACGACAGGAACTTGTAGAAGTAACCGCTAAACTAGAAAAAGCACGTTTGACTTGGGAAATTTTTAAGCAACAGTTTGAAATCTATAGAACTGAATCTGCCAATAATCGGGCTACTGGTCAGTTGTTATGATTTACCTAAGTGCGTCTGGTATCAAGGACTTTCTAGTTTGTCCGCAAAGATACAGATTTCGGGTTACTAATTCCTTAGAGGCAAAAACTTCTGATGCTCAGATTGTTGGGCTGGCAGTACATTCTTTTTTGGAAAAATGGGCATTGCTGGAAAAATCAGAATTTATAGATAAGATAGAAACTTGCGCCCAAGAACTTTCTAATCCAGTAAATAGACAAACGTTCATCTTTGCTTTGCGAAATTATCTTGATTTGAATATCACGCCTTTGTTATCAGAAGATGATGTCATAGAGCAAGATTTCAAAATCAAGATAGATACAGATGCTTTTCTTGTTGGAAAAATGGATAGGGTTCTATCTTCTGGTATTATTCTGGACTGGAAAACTTCTTCTAGGGCAATAAAAAACATAGATACAGACATTCAATTCTTATTATATAGACATGCTTATAAAAGAATGTACAATAAATACCCTGTGGCTGTTTTCTACGTAAATTTATCTGAACCAGAATTAGTACCATTGAAGAAACCAGAAATGAACGAAAAAGAGTTATTGGATATGATACCTAAAATAATAATTCAAATACGGTCTGAATTATTTTATAGAAGTGGAATATTTAATAAAGCATGTTATATGTGTAATTTTAAAGATTTATGCTTGGAAAAAGAAGATGGGTTACATAGTTGAATCAATACTAATGAGAAGATTAGCAATAGAAAACAAAATAGATACTGATATTGAAGATGATGATTTTGAGAAATTGTTATCTATCAACTGCGCTATTACTAAGTTGGAAAATTTAAAACTGATTGGGCAGAAAGATAAAATTCTACTGCACCTAGTTGGAGAAAATCCGTCTTGGGAAAATCTTGCTGAACTTCTCAATTCTAATAGACCGTATGTAATGAAACGATTTTTTGACCTGTGCAATTTATTAACAAATTATCTTGGTGAAGAATTTAGCGATGAGAGCCTACTAAAAAGCCATAACCTAAATAAAGTGCAACTACAACGGGCAAAAGAATTTCTCAACTCAAAAAGGAAATGGAGTACCAAATAATGATAAAAGGAATAATAAATGCCGTAAAGTGTTCACATCGTCATAACGTGGAAGAACACCCAGCATGTTTTGCAAGCGGAAATGTTATCGATAACCGACAGGATAAGACGATTCCGTGGTATCAGGAAAAGGGATTGAAGATTGGATATTTAGATATCGAATCCGATGGCTTGAAAGTAGATTTTTCTACAATGCTATCTTGGTGTATTAAAGAACGAGATGGTGAAACAGTCTATGATGTGGTAACGCAAAAAGAACTTTTCTCTGGAAAAGAAGATGAACGAATAGTACGCTCTTTGGTGAACCAGTTGCGTAATTACAAGATTGTTGTAACTTATTTCGGTGGGGATTTCCACTTTGATATCCCATACATTCGTGCAAAAAGTTTGCATTATGATATTGAATTTCCTTCTTACGGGGAATTGTACTCATACGATTTGTATGGGACAATCAAATCTAAGTTCGCTTGCTTAAGCAGACGTTCACTTGATGCCACCTGTGATTATTTTAATATTCAAGGTAAAACCCCGCTTGAACGCAAATTCTGGCGCAAGGCTAAGTATGGTGATAAAGAAGCACTAGGTTATGTTCTTGAACACAATATCGGGGATGTAGAAATCCTAGAAAAACTACATAAGAAAGTCGAACCATTCCGTAAATGGGGAAAGACTAGTATCTAAAAGGAAAACCATGACCGAAAAACTAACTGTATTAGAAATCTTACCAAAAGAATATGTTATAAAACAGAACGAAGGGGCTAGATTTTTCATATTAGGAAAAGACTCTATCATCCTTAGTGCAGATACTATGATACTATTGATTAGTTTTTTCGTGAAACATGGTTTCATAAGCCCAAAGGTTTTAGAAGGGATTTTAGAGGATGTACGTTCCTGAAATAATTTTATTTTCTGGTAAGGCAGGGGTAGGTAAAACCACTAGCGCAAAATACTCACATGAAAAATATAAAACACCAGTTTTATCTTTTGCTAGTGGTGTTAAAGAAGTAGCCAGTTCTATGGGCTGGGATGGACTTAAGGATACAAAAGGCAGGGAACTTTTACAGGCTATAGGTAAGGCTGGCAGGGAGTATAACCCAGATATCTGGGTAGCAAATGCACAACGTAAAATCGAACAGACTATATCGGAAAGTGATATAGTCTGCATAGATGATTGGCGATTTCCTAATGAGGCTGTTTATCTTTATAATATGGGATATAAACTTCACTTAGTACGAATCATTGCACCACAGCTAGAATTACTAACTGGAACTCCGCAAGCAAATGATATTAGTGAAACTTCATTAAAGGATTTTGAATACTTTTATAAAGATATAATTTATAATCTCGGCTCGTTAGAAAATCTATATTCACATTTAGACGTGTTTTACGAAGAAATACGTCTACAAAATTAGGAGAAATTATGACAGAAGTTATGCAACTCATTTTGGCAGGTGTAGGTATTGGTATCAGTTTGATTACCACTTATGTTGCACCAGTAGCAAATTGGTATTACAATATCTTGGATAAGAAGTGGCGTGGTCTTGTAATGGCTGGCTTTTCGCTATTCGTTACTGCCATCATCTTTGGTCTATCCTGCACAGGGCTATTTAGTTTCTTGCCCTGTACACAAGATAGTATCTTTGAACTGTTGAAAGCATGGGTTATCTTGTTTGCAACCAACCAACTAACCTACCTATCAACACCTACCAGTACCTATCGAAAAAGTTAGTGCTTGACAACACCAAGCAATTATGTTATAATTGAATGATAAAGAAATTGAAACTGCAAAGGAGATTATATGCGACTTTATCATTATCAACTTGGTTTGCCAAACGCAAATTATCCTAGAAACAAGTTCCCCTTGTCTTATACTGCACATGCAAGATTTGAACTGAAAAAAGATTTCTTCAAATATGGTCTTTCAAGAAGTTTAATGCCTAAAGCAATTTCACCTAATATAAGTAAAATTATTGAGGTGGGTATAAAAGAGAATGGGGAACTTGGAAAAATTTTATATAGAGTTCCTGTTAGTCAAGATTATGATATTTGTCTTGTTGTCAAAATACCCAGCGGAGTGGTAAAGACGGCATGGATAAATCATAAAGCAGATACACATTCTACTCTTCAAATAGAAAAATATACTGTACTATAGAAAGGTTTATTATGAAAAAATTTATTGCTTTTATTTTGCTATGCTCTGCTATTATGTTTTTTGGTATTAGTTTTGCATCAGCAAATGGTCAGGAAACCTGCCCCAATTCTGGGGGTTGGGAGAAAGTAGATGGGTTATCTGGTTTGACTTATACGTTTACCGCCCCAGACGGTAAACTAATTTCTGAATGGTGTTATAAAGCAAGCACCACAGTTATCTACGGTGTTGTAGAACCGCCCCAAAATAGTTTTACTGTTGAAAGCACGGTTCTAAATCCTAATGGAAATGCTTATCAGGAACTAAGTCATGCGTCTTTCTTGCTTGTAGATAAGGTAACTGAAACTCCTACCGAAACTGCAACGGAAACGCCGACTGAAACCCCTACGGAAACTGTAACTGAAACACCAACAGAAACTGTAACAGGAACGCCTCAAATTAAAAAGACACCCACTTATGCTACGTTTGAACCGCCATCTGGCACACCAGAAGTTTTACTTCCTGTAACAGGTGGTAGTAGAATATTAAGTTCAGTTAATAGTGTGGTTTGGAATATGCAATTCATATTTTTTGGATTGGGATTAGTATGTTTGGGGTTAGTATTTTTTATCAGATATAGAAAGTAAATATGAAAACTAGATATGAGTTAGATGTAAATAATACTGCATGGCAATATTTAAAACGAGTTGAGAAAGCGAAAGAAGAACAAAGTCATCCATATTGGGAACATTTAGATTTAAACTTAAAAAATGCAGAGGTGAGGCAAGTCGATAGGCAACTTGCCTCTAAGATAATTACTGAATATGAGTGGCTAGGATGTATGCCCGCCATTTCTCAATATTATTATGGCATTTTCTTTGAAGATATTTGTGGTGGCGTAGTAGTATTCGGGGCAGAATACTCTGAAAATACAGGAGTTTGGGATAAATATGGTTTTACTGGAAAAATGATACTTCTATCAAGAGGTGTATGTTTACATTGGACTCCAAAAAACACAAATAGCAAACTCATTATGGGTGCTATTAAACTTTTGCCAAAAAAATATGAAGTAGTTACGGCAACAGTAGACCCCTTAGCTGGTGAAATAGGCACTATTTATCAGGCGTGTAATTTTTATTATGTAGGCTCAATGCGAGAAAAAGACGGTGTTGAACGCCCAAGAATAGGGGTTTTACTTGATGGAAAACTATATGGTTCTAGGTCTATAAAAGCAAAATTTGGAACACGCAGTAAAGTAAAACTTTTAGAACAGTATCCAGATATAAAATTTGTTCCTCAAATGAGCAAAAGAAGATATTTTTTATTCAGAGCCAATAACAAAAAACATTTGAACGCAATATCTCATTTAGTAAAGCCGTATCCAAAAAGGGATATATTGACAGATACTTAATTTTATGATATAATAATAGAATAATAGGGGCGATGGCGGAACTGGCAGACGCACTAGTTTTAGAAACTAGCGAATAAAATCATAAGAGTTCAAATCTCTTTCGCCCTACATAACTTTTTGTAAAGGAGAATACTATGCTTGAAATATTTGAAGAAAGACCATGTTTAATATCTTGTTTAGTTGGAAGTGTAAATCAAGGATTAGCAACACCCGAAAGTGATTTAGACTACAAATTTTTTGTTCTTCCAACAGTAAAAGATTTATATAAAGGTCCATTCTTTTCTGCAACTGGAAAGACCTCAACCTTTGACTATGCTGTGTACGATATCAGAAAACTTCCTGAAATGCTGTGGAAATCAAATCCAACAACATTGGAAATATTGTTTTCTAAAAAGACATTTTATTTTGAAGAATTTGATTATTTGTTTAAGAATAGAGAACTGCTTTCTCAAATGAATTTATTTAACTTCAAAAATTCAACGATGGGCATGTTCTATCAGTTGGATAAGAAACTGAAAAGCAGAAATGCACGTGGTGAAGAATTTTCTGGTAAGACTGCGGCTCAGGCTTTGAAAAGTTTAACAACGCTTATTAAATATATGCACGGTGAAAGTATGGAACGTTCCTTACTCTATTTAGAAGATGATATACATAAATATATTCTGATGGAGTATAAAACAGGAAAAAGAACTTTCAATGATTATGTGGAACTTAGTAGTGATATCTTGAAAATTTGGCAAAACAATATGGAAAATTTTTATAATTACTGTCCGCCAGTTTATCCAAGTTATACTGCTGTAAATGAATTGGTTTTGTCCGTAGTTAAAAAATATCTGTTTATTAAGTAATATTTAGTAGAATTGAGTATATTGACAAACTAATAATTTTAGTGTATAATATACTTATGAGTGGTTAGTGTAGTGGAAACATAATTGGCTTCCAACCAATAGTCAGGGGTTCAAGCCCCCTATCACTCTCTTATAACTATGAGTTAGAGGGAAACGTGGGGCGTGGTTGCCCTAATACTGCCGTGCTAGTCGGTTTGACCGTCTGCTAACCACAGTTGCCTGATGTGCTTTTGTACTAAAATGGTGTAAAACTGCTAGCCATAGTTATAGTCTTACCTGCTGGTAATCAGACTTATCCTTGCGAATCCCGCTTTGTTCGACTACCAGTAGCGATATAACCCCTGCGACTAGTAGGACATCTTTCAATCTTCGCAAATGCCTTACTACTCGCAGTGATAGCCTCGCCTACCATGCGTAGGTTGAGCATCCGTAGCCGTAGTGATACGTCTATAGCTATAATGGGAGTTGCAGAACAACCTGCCGAGTTAATTCGGTGTGCGGGGTTCTGCTTTAGTAACACATTCTGGATTAGTTCAATGGAAGAACATTCGGCTGTTAACCGAAGAGTTTAAGGTTCGAATCCTTAATCCAGAGCCTTTGCAGGTGTAGTTCAACTGGAAGAGCATTTGTCTGATATACAAAAAGTTCTTGGTTCGAGTCCAAGCATCTGCACCTTAATTTGACAAAATAATACTTTTATGCTATAATTAATAGTACAAGCAGGTGTGATATAAATAGACATTATACCTCCTTTGTAACGAGGAAATCCGAGTGCAAGACTTCGGCATCTGCTCCTGCACCTTCATAACTCAACTGGTAGAGTAACGGACTTTTAATCCGTGAGTTCAGGGTTCGAGTCCCTGTGGGGGTACTAAGCGTAGTTACCCAAGTGGCTAAAGGGGTCTGACTGTAAATCAGATGTTGAGAGGCTTCGGAGGTTCAAATCCTTCACTACGCACTTATGGGCTACTAACATAGTGGGCGTGTGCCTGTTTTGCAAGCAGGAAAGAAGGGTTCGATTCCCTTGTAGTCCACATAGGAAAGATGCCAGAGTGGTTTATCGGGTTCGCCTGCTAAGCGAATGTAGAATAACTTTCTACCAAAGGTTCGAATCCTTTTCTTTCCGCCTAATGGGAGTGTAGTGTAGTGGCTAACACATGATACTGTCAATATCATAGCACGGGTTCAATTCTCGTCATTCCCGCCTTTGGAGAGATGTCTGAGTGGTTTATAGTGGTTGTCCTGAAAACAACTAGGGCGAAAGTCCACGAGGGTTCGAATCCCCCTCTCTCCTCTTAAGCCAATGTAGCTCAGGTAGTAGAGCGTCTGTTTGAAGAACAGAAGGTCTGCGGTGCAAATCCGTATGTTGGCACTATACCCCTATCGTTTAAAGGATAAGGATGCCTGTCTACGAAATAGGCGATTGTGGTTCAATTCCACATAGGGGTACTTTCAGGGTGTGGCGCAATGGTAGCGCACCGCATTTGGGATGCGGGGGTCGGTGGTTCAAATCCACTCATCCTGACCTTATGATGCTAAAGCCAAACGGCTAGGCAGAAGTCTGCAAAACTTCTATAGCAGGTTCGACTCCTGTTGGCATCTCATTGCCTTTGTAGCTCAACTGGCAGAGCAACTAACTCTTAATTAGAAGGTTCAGGGCTCAATCCCCTGCAATGGCACTACGGCTATATGGTCTATCGGAAAGGACATCACCCTTTCAAGGTGAAGGGCAGGGTTCAATTCCCTGTATAGCTACTGTGGGATTATCTAACGGCAGGATGCGGGGCTTTGGACTCCGTAGTGATGGTTCGAGTCCATCTCCCACAACCTATGCCAGCATAGCTCAATTGGTTAGAGCATCTCTTTTACACGGAGAGGGTTTGGGGTTCGAGTCCCTATGATGGCACTATCTCACTAAACAGGAGGATATGAATTGAAGCAGTATAAATGGGAAAAAAGAGATAAAAAATTATTCAAACGTAAGTATGGTATGAGAACCTCTGGTTCTAGCGTCAAACTTTTAGAAAAGATAAAGATTGACAAAGCAAATCAACTAAAGTTAGGAGAATAATTATAATGAGTAATTCTTACAAGCGAACACCAATTTTTCCGCATACAGGCAGTAAGTCAGCAAAATGGTATAAGAAAGTCTGGCATGGAAAATTAAGAACGAGAGTAAGAAACTTGATTGCACATCAAGATTTTGACAATGTGCAGTTCGATTTACCTTACAATGACTGGGATGACCCCAGAGATGGTAAACAATATCATACAAATTTCTACCCTAAAGGTGGTTATGGGGTTCAGTATCCACATTCCCGTTGGGATAGAATGACAAAAGATTTAGCAGATAGCCTTTATGAAAAAGCAATGCGAAAATAGCCCTTGACAAAATAAAGGTTATATAGTATAATTACATAGTACAGTTAAATACTGTATGAACTTCGTTAGGGGATGTACTGCGGTGGACTGGGACACACATCCCGATATAGGGAAAGCAAGGAATAAAGCATGACTACTGCGAGCCTAACTATGACTAGTGGCGGACATGGGAATACTTGCCAAATCAGGTTCAAATCCTGACAGTACATTTATAAAATATCATGTATTAAAAACCCAATAATTAATACATGACAACGCTATCATGTATAGAAAATGCGATAATTAATACATGATAAAGCACTTGACAAAATTTAGATTGTGTAGTATAATTAAGGTACATTAAATTACGGAAAGGATTTGATTATGGTAGTCGATAAATACAATATTTAGTTCTGGTATGAAAAATCTCTGAATAAGGGAACACTTAGACCTACAATGACACGCTGTGTTATTGAAGATGCTAATGTAGAATCACCCAAGATTTACGGGATTGGCGTATCGCATTGCTCACCTAATGATATGGTGAATAAGGCTAAAGGACGCAAGATTGCACTTACTTATGCACTTGATGAGGCTAAGTTTGACCGTGAAACTCGGACTAAGATTTGGAAGAAATATTTTGAGGTGTCAAAGTGAATCAATTAGACGACACTACTTACTGTAACGAAAAGCCCGATTTAGAACATCTCCCAAAACAATGGATTGATGTTTCTGGGGAAACTAATGCGTTTGAAAATGAAGAGTTTGTAAATTAATTAAAAGACTGCTAACAGCAAACAAATAACATCTACCTTGATAATAGATTATATGCAGTCTGCTTTATATAGGCTGGTAACAGCAAAACTTATATAATATCTTGTGGATAATAATATATGATGCCAGCCTGATTGTATAAACGCTTGCTTACAGCAAACTATAAAATACTTATTCCCCCACACATGGAGAAACTGTAAATTTTAGAGCAAGCAGATAATAAAGTCGTGTCATCAAAAATCTAAACCATGACTTGAAAGGAGTTACTATGTTTTATAAGGCAATGACTAGTAAGGATGCCCGAACAGAAAACGGTATGCCAACCCACTCAACAAGTGGCGATGCTTTAGTAGACCTGTTTTTCTTTATGGGCGGCGCAAGAAATTCCTCAGATGAGGAAGTAGCAAGAATGTTCAGCAGAGCCTATGCCCAAAATGCTGTTCTAGCAATCAAGGCAATGTTCTACAATCGTGATGTACGTGGTGGGCAAGGTGAGCGTCATACCTTCCGTGTTATGCTTAATTGGTTGGCTACAAACTACCCAATTATAGCCAAAAAAGTTATCCACCTGATTCCTGAATACGGAAGATGGGATGACCTTTTCTCAGTCTTTGATACTGAGGTTGAAGTTGATGCGTTGCAGTTGATTGTTGGCGGTTTGCTTAGCAGAAATGCTCTATGTGCCAAGTGGATGCCACGTGAAGGTAAGAAAGGCTGGAAAGAATATGGCACTAAAATTGTAAATGCGTTAGGTGTTTCACCTATGATTTACAGAAAGATTTTAGCCCAAAGCACTCGTGTTGTAGAAACCCAAATGTGCAAGAATCAATGGGACAAGATTGAGTTTTCTCACGTTCCATCTGTTGCACATAACAGATACCGCAATGCGTTTGTAAAACACGCAAGAGAACTTTATGCAAAGTATCTTTCAGCCGTAAAGTCTGGCGAGGCAAAAATCAATGCTAGTGCTATTTTCCCTCACGATATTGTTCATAGAGTTTTGCCTTACGGTGTAGATAGACAAGCCATCGAGTCTGCTGACCTGCAATGGAAAGCACTTCCAGATTATGTTCCAGATGGAAAAAGCTTTATTCCTGTTTGTGATGTGTCTGGTTCAATGACTGGGCAACCAATGGAAGTTTCAGTTGCCTTAGGTATCTATCTTTCAGAACGAAACAAGGGTGCTTTCAAAGACCTGTTCTTTACCTTCTCAGGTAGACCAAAACTTGTTAAAGTTGTTGGTGGAAATATCAGAGAAAAAGCAGTAAATCTGCGTGATGCAGATTGGGGTGGTAATACTAATATTGAGGCAATGTTCAGATTGCTCGTTGAACATGCTAAACAATATAATGTACCACAAAGTGAAATGCCAGATTCTATTCTGATTATTTCAGACATGCAGTTTGATGAGTGTGTTACGACACCAGACGCTAGTGCAATGGAAATGATTAGAATGATGTATGCTAAAAGCGGTTATACATTGCCACAAGTTATCTTCTGGAATGTTAGAAATTCAGAAGGAGTGCCTGTAAAGTTTGATGAAACAGGGACAGCATTGGTTTCTGGTTTCAGCCCAAGCATTATGAAAACAGTTCTTTCTGGTGAATTAAGCCCATTAGGAATTGTATTGAAAACCCTAAATCAAGAGCGATATGAAAAAGTTGGTATCGCAGTAGTAGCGTAAAATAAGATTGCATACAGCAAACAAACAAAAATTTTCTACCCTTCAAAAGAAAAACAAAGCGCAATCTGTTTATAGGTACTTATGAAGAAAAAATGTCCAAGATGTAACGGCTGTACTACCGATGTATGGCGAAATAATAAACATTTCTTTTATTGTGATTTTTGTAGAATCTACATAGACCATGAAGGAAAAGTTTATACAGAGGCATGGATGAATCTAAACTATCCAACCTCTTTAGGTTAGCAATAGATAATATCTAGGAAAGGATATGATTAATGAAAATTACATTGTATGCAATTAGACTTTGGAAAAAGGAAGAATTTTTCTGGAACGAAAATGAGCAGATGTACACAAAAACTTCTTTCTCTACGTGGACTACACAGCAAGAGGCAAGCGATGTGCTACACAAGCTCTACACAGATGAAGATGCTGTTGGCAAGGTAGTTAAACTGACTATCACAGTTGCCTAATATCTAAATAATAGAGCCTTAATTGGCTCTATTATTATCTAAAAAATTTGACATTTTATGGTGATTATGGTATAATGGTTATTACGTCTGGCTGTGAACCAGAAGATGTGGGTTCAATTCCCGCTGATTACCCAATACTTTATAGAAAGGATTTATTATGACATTACCTTTATTAGGTAGACTAATTCAAGAAGATTTTGGAATAGAAGGTTCTGGCAGATGGTGGAGAAGTCAAGAACATTCCAGCCTAGTCTACGACTTAGAAAATAATATATTTTTCTATAATAGGGAAGGTATTTCTGGCGATGCTTATATCTATCTAACTAAAGTTAGAAGATGGAATCATGCAGAGGCTAAAGAATATATCAAACTTCAAGGCGAAGAATCTTCTTTTGTTTCCATTATTAAAGACAGCCAAGAAGTTATCACTTATCCACCGCTTGTTGAAGTCTTTTATCAGAACTTGCAGAATCAAGATAAATCATTTTGGACTTGCAGAACAATTACAGATGAAACGATTTCAAGATTTAAACTGGGCTGGTATGATGATTTTTATACAATACCAATTTATCAAGATGGTTTATTCAAGCAGATTATTCTACGTAAAGACCAGCCCAAAAAATTGATTAGAAAGTATTATAAGAATGTTGGGGCTTTGCTTTTCAATTCTGATATTCTTAGAATCACAAATAAAGTGTACTTTACAGAAAGCCCAATTAGTGCTATAATACTTAATCAGAATGGGCTACCAGCAGTTAGTCAAGATGATGGTGCAAGTGGGTTTCAAAAAGAATGGGCTAAATACTTTATTCATCAGAAAGAAATTTATCTATTAGGTGATAATGACATTGCTGGAATCAACGGAATGATAAAGATTGCTAAAATTCTTGGTGAAACCAGATGTAAAATTTATACTTTTGAAGATAGTGGTATAGACCATTATGGGGCAGATGATTTCTTTATTGATAAAAATTCAGCCCACGATTTGAAAACTTTGCTGAAAGAAAAATCAAAATACTCTTTTATGTACACGAAGAAAGGATTATAATATGAAAAAAGAAAAGCCTTATATTATGGGGTCTGGAACTAATCCAGATAGAAGATATTATAATTGGGAAGAAAACGGTCTAAACGAAATTGAAGATTTTAGAGATAAACATACCTACTATGGTATTGAACTAAGACCTTGCCCGTTTTGTGGAGAAAAGCCCTTTTTCAACGATATGCCAACCCCGCCTTACGGTTTAGGTGTATCTTGTATCAATCCGCATTGCGTATCTAATTCGCCAGAAAACTGGAATACCAGACCTATTGAAGATGAACTGCGGGCAGAAATTCTACGATTAAAAAGAACCATCTATGATTTACTGCATGAAGGGGAAGATGACTAATGGAAGCCTTGAATCTGTTTATAGCACTTGCATTTTTAGTTCTGTTGAGTCTGTTGCTGAATTTTCTTCTTTTTATAAAGATACTTTATAATAAAGAAGAGGGCATACATAATCATTCTATCAATAAATGGTATGATGAACCTACTTATACTTACATTGTCAGAACAAAGAAGTATAAGTAAACTGTTGCGGGGGGTAGGTCGGCATCTTAAGCGTTTTGGAAGAATTTTATAACGATAATTAAATTAGCAAGGAACTAAAAATGGGCATGACAAAATATGAGAGCAGAAAAGCTGGCGGAATAGCCGCCGCAAAAGCTGTAAGAGATAGATATGTAAAACAATATAATCAAAACCCGAATCATTGCTTGTTTTGTGGAGAAGTGATAAAAATAGGCGTAGGTCAAAAAACTGGTTATGTTAAAAAGAAAAAATTTTGTAGCCGCTCTTGCGCTAGTAAATATAATAATAAATTTTTAAGGGGGTATACCCTAAAAGATGAAATAAAAAAGAAAGAGAAAACATTTAAGATTGACGAAAGTGTTTTAATAGAAGATTTATTAGGCAAAGGCTCTTCGAAATATGCTTTAATCAGAAGCAAAGCCAGAGCAAAAATGAATTTTTATGGCATAGAAAAACGGTGTATTATTTGTGGCTATACTTTGCATGTGGAAGTTCATCATATAAAACCCTGTAACACATATAATATAAAAACCCCATTATCTGTTGTAAATGATTTAAGTAATCTTGTTTATTTATGTCCAAATCATCACTACGAGGCAGATAATAACTTATTGCACTTGGGTATATAATACGCCCCGCTTCGATAGCTCAATGGTTAGAGCAACGCTCTTATAAGGCGCAGGTTGAAGGTTCGACTCCTTCTCGAAGCACTACGCTACGGTGGCGAAATTGGTTTACGCAGTAGACTTAAAATCTACCGCCGTAAGGCATGAGGGTTCGAATCCCTCTCGTAGCACCATAAAATTTTAGAAAGGATAAACATGGATTTAGAAAAAACTTTCGAAGAAAGACACCCTGTTAGGGCTTATATTGATAAAATATTCCCAATCGGTATTTTTGGATTTAGGGTTAGTTATGTTTTACTTCATCCCTATATTATCTTTACTGAAAGTTACTGCCGTGTGAAATGGGCTTGGCAACGTGTCTTTCGTGGTTGGGATGACCGTGCGGCTTGGGATACAGATTCTTATCTTGCAGAACTAATCCCGCAGTTGCTTAAAGTTCATCTAAAATATAAAGATGGCGTTCCCAGTTCTGTTTATAATGATGGGACTTTGCCCGTAGAAATTTATAGGGTGGAATGGGATAACATTCTGCGAGAAATTATTTCTGGTTTCGAGGCTTATAAAAAAGATGATATTTTTAACGAAAAGGCTTTTCAGTTGTTTATTAAATATTATCAAGATTTGTGGATGGTGTAATGAAACTTAGTAAAGTTATCCAAAGGGAACGTAAAAACTCTAAAATAATTAAAAAGCCTTCTTGGAGAAAGGAGCATCAAAATAAAAGAGGTAAACATGATGAGATTAAACGTGCAAGAGAAGAAAAAGAAAAACAAGAAGAAGAAATGCTAGGATAAATAAAAAGGAGAAAATTTAGATGGGAGCTATTGCAATTATTGATGCGTTTTGGGGAGATGCTGGAAAAGGTTTGGTTTCAGCCCATTACGCTAAAAAGTATAATGCTGTTTCAGTTTATCGGGCTGGTGTGGGTTCTAATGCAGAACACGGTATGTTTGTTAATGGTGAATATAAAAAAGTTAATCAACTTCCTTTGGGGTGGATGCTTAATCCAGAAGCTAGAATTAGAATCGGGTCTGGTGTTGCTATTGACCCAGAAAAATTGCTTGCTGAAATTAAGAAGTATAAATTACAAGATAGGGTTCTGATTGATTATCGTTGCCCTGTAATTGAATCACATCACATTGAAGCAGAAAAAACTAGCAAAGGCATGAACAGTATTGGCTCTACTTTTAGTGGTAGCGGATATGCACGTGCTGATTTTATTCTGCGTAAAGCAAAGCAGGCTAAAGATATCCAAGAACTTCAGCCTTATCTTGCAGATTTGATTACATTGATTCGGTTTGAAAATTCGCTAGGTGATATCGTTCTGGAATCTTCTCAGGGAACTTTTCTTTCTCTGGCTATTTCAGATGATTACCCCAATACTACATCAGATAATGTAACCGTTTCTGCTGTATTAGATGATGTTAATCTCTCGCCAAAAGGTTTGGGCAAAACCGTTTTAGTCGTAAAAGCATTGCCTACCAGAGAAGGTAAAGGTGGTATGGGAAATTCAGAAGAATTTTCTGTTCTTGAAATGCAAGCATTGGATTTAATTGAAGATAGTTCTATTGGCGGTGTTCCACGTAGAAAGGCTAAATCTATTGACTTTAATCTTTTAGCGTATGCTAGTCTAATCAACGAGCCAGATGAAATTGCTTTAACTTTTGTAGAACAATATGATAGGGAAATGCAGGATGTGGTAAATCCTTATACAATTACTAAGAAAACTAAAGAATTGATTAAGAAGATAGAAGATAGCACCAATGCACCTGTAAAGTTTTTGAATACTGGTAAAGACCATAATTCAGTAATGTTTTTGGAATAGAAAGGAAATTTTGTGGGCACTAAATTTACTTATGATGATATCTTACTAGTTCCTAGTAGATTTGAAAGTTATAATGACGATGAAACTAACAGTATAGATTATACTATGCACTTGTTTGGAAAAAAATATATTCCAATAATGTCCTCGCCTATGGATACAATTACTGGTAGGGAAATGCTTTTAGCAATGAGTAATTATGGGGCAGTTGGGGTTCATCACAGATACGCCACTAAGAAAGAATTAGAAGATATTTTTCTATTAGACATCGGCGGTATTGCTGTTTCCCCTTCTATGGGTGTAGACTTCATCACAGAATTTTATCATAAAGCATATAATATTTTTTGCATGCTAGATGTAGCACATGCAGATACCGATAGAAATATTAATTTCTGCAAAGACCTTATTGCTAATGGTGTTGATAGATTGATTGCAGGAAGTCTAGTAACAGATGACGCAGTTTTAAGTTATTATAAAATAGGTGTGAATCATTTTAGAGTTGGGGTTGGAAATGGGAGTGTTTGCTCCACACGTTCTGTAACTGGTTTTGGTTATCCGCAAGGTAGTGCTATTTTTGACTTATCAACATTCAGAACAAATTATGATTTGGATTTCAAAATCATCGCAGATGGTGGTATTAATTCTACTGGTGATATAATCAAAGCATTTGTTCTTGGGGCAGATTTTGTGATGTCTGGCAGGTTATTTGCTGGTGCAGAAGAAACCCCAATTCCAGGCGTATATCGTGGAATGGCAAGCAAAGAAGCCTTATCTACCCGAAAAAAGGATTTCTTTGTGGAAGGCGAAGCAATTAATGTCCCGCAACGGACTCATGTAAAAGACATTATTCTAAATGTTAAAGAAGCACTAATAAAAGGATGTTACTATGGCGGGGTTCATTCCGTAAAAGAACTTCGTAATGTAAAATGGAATTTTATTAGTAGTGGAACATTTTATGAAAATCAAGTTAGACGATACTAGAGCAAAAAAGTATAATCTAACTTCCAAGAAAAGCGACATATTTAACCAGCCAGCCCCATTGATAAAATTAGTAAAACAACTGGCTACGCCAGATATGAAGATACTTGATTATGGGGCTGGAAAATATTGTCGTCATGTTATAGAACTTAGAAATCTTGGGTTAGACGTAACAGCCTATGATATAGCAAGCAATGTAACAGAACTGCATGATATAAATGCTTTAGATAGGCAATACGATTTGGTCTACGCTAACTGCGTTTTAAATATTTTGGATTTAGAAACGGATATTGATTTGTGTATTAACGAAATCTGGGAAGCCACTAAACAGAACGGAACGGCAATCATAAACGTTCCCTATGATTGTAGGGGGCATATCTATAAAGAACTTGGAACTAAAGGCTCTACTAATTTAATTTATGGAAAATTATATTTGAGATTTTCAAAAATAAAAAATGTTGGTAGTAGACCCAGCAGACCACTATATATACTGGAAAATAAAATATGATAAATTTAATACTTGGGGATTGTTTAGAAACACTACGAACATTGGAAGATAAATCTATAGATTTAATAGTTACTGACCCGCCTTATGGAATTGCTAATATTTGGAAAGGTGGTTTTGGAAGGGGATGGAAAACAGCTAGGGAAGCAACGCCTAAAAGAAATTCGTGGGATATAAAACCAAGTAAAGAAGTATTTGACGAGATTTTGCGAGTTTCCAAAAAAGCAATTATATGGGGAGGAAACTATTTTGAACTGCCGATATCTCGTGGATGGTTAATATGGAATAAACCTGAGAGGGGATTTTCATTGGCAGAAGCGGAATTAGCGTGGACTTCTTGGGGATTCCCCATTAGAGTTTTTGACTGCCACAGAAGCGATAGCAAACGAACACACCCGACTCAAAAGCCATTGGCTCTTATGAAATGGTGCATAGAGAAGGCAAAATTGCCAGAAGGAGCAACGGTTCTTGACCCTTTTATGGGTAGTGGAACTACGGGTGTAGCGTGTGTTCAGACTGGCTATAATTTTATTGGAATTGAAATTGACCCAGAATATTTTGAAATGGCAGATAATAGAATCAAAGAGGCACAATTACAAATAGATTTGGAGAGAAAGGAAACCTAAATGATTGAACTTATTGAAGTGATGGGGTCAGATTTAACAGTAGTAAATTCTGCTAGGGTTAGTATGTCTAAATTTACTACTGAATTTAGGGAAAAAGATGCTGAACTTATTAAGTACTTAGCCAAGAACGAGCATTGGACTCCCTTTGCCCACCCACAACTTTCTTTCAGGATTAAGATGCCCATTGCTGTTGCTAGACAATGGTACAGACATACTATAGGGATTGTAAGAAATGAAGTTAGTCGTAGATACGTGAAAACAGAGCCAGAATTTTCTAAAATAAGTGAATTTAGGTTGCAGGCAGAAAATGTAAAACAAGGTTCATCTAATGATATTGTAGAAAATAATGATTACTGGATTGCTAGATACGAAGACCATATCAAATCTTCTACCACTTTTTATAATGAATTGATTGGTGCTAATATTTGTGCAGAGCAGGCTAGATATGTTTTACCACAATCTATGATGACAGAATTTATTGAAACAGGAAGTTTATATGCCTATCTACGTATCATAGAATTAAGAACCAGTCCACATGCACAACGTGAAATTGCTGAATATGCAAATCTAATCGCATATTATGTACAAATGTATTTTCCAGTAAGTTATTCTGCTTTCAAAGAGGTTTGGAATGAACATAGCGTTTGATTTAGATGGTACACTTGTAGATAGTTGGGCTAGAAAAGTTTATTTAGACCAGATTGTTTATGGACATGAAACTTGCAGTTATGAAGAATTTTGGGGCGGGATTTTTGAATCTTATCCAGAAAGTAAAAAGATGTTTTTTAGAAAAACGCCTATTTACTATTCTTCAAATCCTATTCGCAGTAAAATTAAAGCAATGCTAAAGGATATTGCAAAACACCATACAATCTTTTATATTACATGCAGACCAGAAGAAGTCTATTACACAACCAAACGTTATTTAGAAGAAAATGATGTCCCGTGCCAAGATAATCTTTTCTTTTCTACTACAAAAAAGGTTATAGAAGTTAGGGCTTTAGACATAGACTGGCTGGTAGATGATGACCCAACCTATCTTGATGCAACAAAAGAATTTTGTCAGGGCGTTCTGGTAGAGGCTTATTGGAACAGAGATAAAAGACAGGGATTTATAACTATCCCTTCTATTTTAGATATAAAAAATATTTTGGAGTTAGAAAATGAAATTTGCTAAAATTGTAGACAATGCTATACTTCCGACAAGGAAACATCCGACAGATACGGGATTAGATTTATATTCCTGTGAGCGTGTTTCTATCCCGCAATTTAGCTCCGTAGTGGTAAATACTGGAATTACAGTAGAAGTACCCAAAGGCTTTTTTCTTTGGATTACTAATAAATCTAAGTCAGATTACTTAATCGGTGCTGGGATTGTAGACCAAGATTATCAAGGTGAACTTAAAGTCCGTATTGTTAATTACAGAGATGTTCCATTGATTATTACTCCGGGGGATGCAATCGCCCAGATAATCATGCTACCACTTCTTTTGCCCCATGTAGAAGAAGTTGATATCGCAGAAGTACATGCAGAAAAGACTGAACGTGGTAATACTGGCGGGATTGTAGAAGCCCAAAAAGTAAAGATGATGATGCCAACTGGTGAAGTAAAATTTATTGATTCATCTGAATTAGAGAGCTTATAATGGAACTATCACCCAATGCCTATAAGGTATTTCAATTAAAGTATTCTAAAAATAAAACTAAAACTTGGAAAGATACATGTCAAAGGGTAGCAAAATATGTCGCCTCAGTAGAGAAAAACTTTGGGGCGACAGAAGAGGAAATTCTTGCACAAGAAGAGAAATACTTTAATATTATTTATAATCTGGAATTACTGCCCGGCGGAAGAATTTTAGCCAATTCAGATTCTGGTATTAAAAGTCTGGCGAACTGCTTTATTCTGGATATAGATGATAGTCGCAAATCTATTTATAAAACTTTGGCAGATGCGGCAGAGGTGTTTGCATGGGGTGGTGGTTGTGGATATAACTTCTCTAAAATCAGAGAAGAGGGCGCAGAAATCAAAACCACAGGTGGTAAAGCAAGTGGCGCATTATCCTTCTTATCTTTATTTGACCAGACAGGGGAAGTTATCCAGCAGGCAAGTCGCAGGGGCGCACAACTTTGCGCCCTAAATATAGACCATCCTGATATTGAGAAATATATCAATTTTAAATCTAAACTAAATCATAGAAATTCAAGATTGGTTGAAGAATACAAGAAAAATCTGAACGGTGATTACATAGATTATAAAATATCTATTTTAGAAAAAACTTTATTAGATGACCAACTTACACATTTTAATATATCTGTAGTTATTACAGATAAATTTATGCAAGCCTGTGAAAATAATGAAGATTGGGAATTAATATCACCAGCCACAGGGGAAGTTATTAAAAAAGTTAATGCACGAAAACTACTTTATGAAGTTGCAAATCAGGCTTGGCGGTCTGGCGACCCCGGATGTCTTTTCTTTGATTCTACTAATAAAGATAATATGGTAGATTATCTGGGGAAGATTGAAGCCACTAATCCCTGTCTAGTTGGAGATACTCTTATTCAGACTACCAAAGGTAATATAAAAATAAAAGATTTGGTTGGTAAGGCAGTTGATGTCTACTGCATGGGAAACGATGGCGAATTACAAATTAGCCGAGCCATAAATATTAGAAAGACCAAAAGCGATGCTAAACTGGTTAAAGTAATAACTACTCGTGGAGAATTAATTTGTACCCCAGACCACAAAATCTATGTACGAAATACTGGATGGGTAGAAGCCAAAGATTTAAGACCCAAAGATAAAGTAGCAGGTCTTATTCGGCAAATGGCTAATGAGCGTTATACCAAAGTATTCTTAAATAGCAATAAAAAATACATGCCAAAAGAGCATAGATTTGTCGCTAGTTATTACTACGATATTCTAGGAAAAGATGTCCATCATAAGGATAATGACGTTCTAAATAATTCAATAGATAATTTAGAAGTCTTAGAACACAGCCAGCACTCTAAATTATCTAATATGGGACACGCTAATTGGAATGAGATAGATGAGAAAGGTAGATTTAAAGCGAAAGAGAATAAAATCCAAAGAAATGCAAAAGCCATTACACTAGGTGAACACCCAGTAGGTACTAATTTACGGGTTGTAAAAGTTATCCCATTGGATTACACAGAAGATGTTTATGACATGGAAGTTCCAGAATTTCATAACTTCATTGCTAATGATTTGGTTGTGCATAACTGCGGAGAAATCCCAATGCTACCGGGTGAATCTTGTAATCTGGCATCTATAAATCTGTTTTCTATTTACAACAAGAAAACAAGGGAGTTGGATTGGGAAAAATTACAAGATATTGTAAGAATTGGGGTTAGGTTTTTAGATGATGTAGTTGAAATCTCAGAAGCACCTGTTGATTATATTAATTATTGGACTAAAGGATTACGGCGTATTGGTCTAGGAGTGTTAGGTTGGGCAGACCTTTTATCTGAAATGGAAATAGCGTATGATTCAGATGAAGCAGTCGCTCTAGCCAGCATGTTATCAAAATTCATTACACTTACGGCGTGGGAAGAGTCGCATAAACTTGCAAAAGAACGTGGGGCGTTTCCTTTCTATGACAAAGATAAAGTTAATCTAAATGCCTTTATAAAAGTTACTAGTGTAACAAAAGAAGAACTTGATACAATTCGTGAAGTCGGATTTAGAAATGTATCTGTTACCACTATCCCGCCAACAGGAAGCGTTAGTATTCTGGCAGGCGTAAATTCTGGGATTGAGCCTTTCTTTGCCCTTGCATACAAAAGAAACATTACAGAAGGGGTTGGCAATATCGCAGTAGATACTATCATTGAAATCAACCCTGCCCTGTTTAATAAACTAAGCAATATAATTTTACCAGAAGAACAAGTTGAAGAAGTCAAGAACCATCTACTGAAAACTGGTTCTGTAAAGGGCTGTGATATTGTACCAGAAGAATTACAGGCTGTTTTCCCAACCGCCAATGAAATAGATTGGATATGGCATATCAAGCACCAAACAGCGTGGCAATCCGGTATAAGTAATGCAATCAGTAAGACAATAAATTGCCCAGAAGATACTACGGTAGATGAAGTCTATGAGATGTATATTATGGCATGGAAAATGGGTTCTAAAGGTCTAACAATCTATCGGGATAATTCAAGAACATTCCAAATTTTAGAAAGGTCAAAAAATGAATAATACATTTATCTATTATAATAGAGATACTTTTACGGAAAAAGAAAGTTTTAAGTTTGCTACTGATTATACCACTACGCCCTTTTACGCCATCCATTTTTACAAAGCACTTTCTTTCATTAGTGAAATCGTTGGTGATGTGGTCTATCTTGACTGGGAAGCAATCAATAATGACTTTGAACTTCTTGAATTTATTTTAGTTGGTATATCCCTAGCGGATTTTTCTGTTAGTACATTTGTTCTATCAGCCAACCCCAGCCTGCATGAATATTTAACATGGTTTATAAAATTCATGTGGTATCAAAATTCTTACGGGGAAGTTGAAGGTCAGGATATAATAGATACTTATAAAAGTAAATTTGTTGCTATCCCGCTAGAAATTCCACGTGTGAAATCGTTAGTCAATATTGTATTTGTATAATATAAATCCCCCTTTA